CAAGTTTGGCAATCTTGCCTTTATCTTCCTGAGTTCAACATGGGAGAATTTTTTATCTCCCACAACGAACCCTTCTTCTGTCACAATGTCCCTAATACAAGAGAATACAACCACCTCATTAGGGCTATATTCCTGTAATAGTTTGTCATCTATTACCAAGGTACTGCATCCATTGCTGGAGATGCTGATGGATTAGAAGCTAACCATGCAATAGCTTGCTCTCTTACAGCCTCTTTTTGGATGTTTTTAGACATCCATTCAATGTAATCTCTCGGTACTTCAGAGAATGTTTTTCCTTTATGTTTACCGAAATTAATCACTGGCTCGTGATGGTCTGTATTTTCTTGCCAATCATTAGGCATTTGAGGCTCCTCTTGAGGAGGTTTGACCTCTTGTGTATGAGGAGTTCCCTCTTCCTCTTCGTATTTGAATCCTTCTGGTAATGCCCAGTCTGGTAAACGAGGAGCTTTAAAGTTACCGTAAGTATCAATGTTCACCCAAGTAGCTTCTAGGTTGTATAAGTAACGACCGATACCAAGTTGAGCGGCGGCACGTTTCATTGCTCCAGATGCCCCACCTTTAATAGCCTCAAAGTCTGTGCATGGAGCTACATCTTCTCTGATTGTGTATTTCTCTTTACCATCTTCGTCTAAGAATGTAATTAACAGGGTGCAAGAAAAACCTTTTAGGTCAATGGTATTACCCATTTTATCTGTCTTTGCCGCTATTCCCATGTCAATCGGTTTGAAGCGAACTTCCCAGTTACCTGGTCCAACAGCTTCGTCTAAACGATTCATAACCCCACGAGCAGTTGTATAGGCTAGAATAGTTGCTTTTGTTTTGTCTTTTGATTTCTTGCCAATACGCCACTCAATGTCTGATGGATGTAATGGTTTTTTTAAAATCTCAAAAACTTCTGCTTCTTTTCTCATTTTTACTCCTTTATTTACTTATAAGTGTATATTTTATGGAAAGAAAAAGCTGTTTACACAGCTGATTCACCATATTTAAAAACTCTTTCGCCAACCTTATAAATCTCACAGCTTCTACATAGTTTCATACTAATAGAACTTTGAACAATATTTCTTGCTTCTTCTATGGATTCAACCATTTCATCATGATGATTCTCCATTCTGATTAGATACAGCTCCTTGTTTTCTTTACCCATTGTAATACTTCTTCCTCCTTGAACCTCAATACTCTTGGACTAAGTTGATAACAGGGTAAACCATGTCTGTGTACTAATCTTCTTACTTGCTCATCTGATACGACTAATAGTCTGGCAACTTCTTTCGTTGTAATCAGCTCCATGTTTCCTCCCTTCGCAAGTATTGTAACATATCTACACTTATAAGTCAACACCTGTTTTTCCATTTTTACATCTTTATTTTAGTCGAACATCTTTTCGATGTCAAGAACATTTGTTTTTATTTCTTGTCCGTATTATAATATAGTAAAAGGAGGATTAGTAGTATGACAAAAAGAAGAGGAAACCAAGAGGGAACATTTTACCAAAGAGCTAATGGGACATGGTGTGGACAAATAATGATAAATAATATACGCTACACCGTGTACGCTAAAGGCATCCAAGAATGCAGGCGGAAGTTAAGGGATAAAATACAAGAAGAAAAAACTACGAATACATCAGATGAGCTATTTTATCCTTATGCCATTAGAACTATTGAAAAAGAAGTTAATCAAAAAGAAATAAAAATGACAACATCTATGACAAAAAGACACTCAATAGATGGGTTTAACAACGTTGTTGGAGATATTAGAATAGGGGATATAACAGCGGACCATGTTAACAAGTTTGTAGGGGCACTTCTTAGCAGAAATGTTACACCAGGAAGTATCAACACAATGGTTGGATATGTTCTTTCCATCATCAACTCCTCTGTAATAGATGGTTTAAGAGATAAAGGAATTCCGTCTAACTTAATAAATAGACCACCAAAAGAAACAAAAAAAAGAAATCTTCCAACTATAGAAGAGATTAAAACTATAATTATGGAGATTAAGGATGCGTCTATTAGGGTATTCCTTTATATACTTCTGTACTCTGGGTTAAGAGGAGGAGAGGCTATTGCATTGAAGTGGTCAGATATAGACTTAGACAAAAATAAGATATATATCAACAGAGGCTACTCTTCTGTAAGAAATACTGTAATAATCTCTTCGCCTAAATCTAATCGTATTGGAGAATATGCTCAGTTTTCTGATTCTCTGAAAAATATCCTCGTAGAATACAAAAGAGAATGGAGAGAAGAGAATTTATTTAATTCTCACAAGCCATTAGAACTAAAAAGAATACGTCAGTGCTTTTCTAGACACTTAAAAAAACATGGCTTTTCTGGTGGCTTGCATGTTTTGAGACATTTACATGCTAGTATACTAATAAGTAATCATATCGACATAAAAACAATCCAGTCTCAATTAAGGCATGCCGATATAAGCACTACAAACAAATACTTACACTCCCTTCAAGAGGACGTAAGAGAAGATATAAAAAAACTTAATTTTTAGTTGCAGTACATTTGCAGTAACTAGTTTATAAAAGCCCTTTATATCAATGTATTATACATATTTTGACTTTTGACATATAAAAGTATACATCTATCCCAAGAAAATCACAAACTAAGCCACTTCTAGGCTTATCGACATATTAACGAACACCAAATAAGCCACACAAATCCAACCAAAACACAAGAAAACGATTAGTATTGCAGTATAAAATGCAGTAAATTGCAGTACTTTATATTATCTTAATTCGTTGATAATTTAACTTGTACATGATATAATGTTATTAAGAAAGGAGTATTCTTATGGAAACAATAGGAGAAAGAGTCAAACGATTAAGAATCAAAGCAGGATTAACCCAACAAGCATTATCAGATAGACTGGGTGGTGTTAGTTTGACAGTTATATCTCGTATAGAGAAAGGCGTTACTAAAGACATGAGAATGCCAACTGCACAAAAATTAGCAAAAGCACTCGGAGCAACACCAGAATATATATTATACGGAAGTGACTTAGCACAAATGTATCCTATAGATGTAGCTGACTACATCTTAGACCCAAAAAATTCGGGAACAATAAAGGCTTTCGTTTATACCAAATTAGCAGAAGAATCACAATAAAAAAAGGGGTAGCGATTATGCTACCCTTTTTGCTTGTATAAAGTCTTGTATGATTGTTCCATTCAATCTAACTATATACACATTTCCTTTTTCTAGTTTTGAGAAGTCACCATCGAAGATGACCCATTCTTGTACTCCTTTTCTAGTCATAGCCTTTACGAAAGCCATAGGCTTACCTTTTCGTGTTTTATGTGCTTTAACGTTTACAATCATAGAGGCGAAGTTTACTATCTCATCCGCTATTCCTGTATCGTAATCGGCAAACACATCTGTAAAGGAATATCCTAGAACACCAAATTCCATTTGTGAATCTGTTTCACACTCTTCTCCAGAATATTGAAACTCTCCTTTTGACTTTCGCTTATCTTTAAGCCAATCTATATACTCCAGTAATTCGCATCTAGTTTTATCTGTGTATTTATCTAATGCACCAGATTTGACTAGATTTTTTAATACCGTTTTGTTCAGTTTTATGTTCTCTTGTAGGAAAGCTAGTGCGTCGTTGCCATTTGGAATAACACTATTACCTGTGCCAGATATAGAATTAAAACCAAGTAGTATGTTTCTACCATGTGTTTTGCATTCGTGAGAGCTGTGAGCTATATTGGGTGGATATACTTTAATACCAATGTCCTTGCAATGGTCTATGTATGTTGCAAACTTAGCTTTATCTCCCACTGTGGAATCAAGTAACGATGCCATAAACTCTGCGGGATAATTTGCTTTTAACCAAGCTGTTCTCCATGCGGTAATTCCATAAGCGGCACTATGACCTCTATTGAAACCATACGATGCGAATGTAACGATTTCATCACAAATGCGTCTCATCGTATCTAGTCCTATCCCATTTTTAACTCCAGCCTGTACCATTTCATCAATGATAGGTTGCATTTCCTCTACAATCTTACGACCAATAACACGGCGAATATTATCTGCTTTTCCGTATGTGTATCCACATAGTGATTGTGCTATTTGCATAATTTGCTCTTGGTATAGGATAACACCTTCGGTATCCTTTAGTATTGGCTCTAGTTTAGGGTGTAAGTAAGTTACTTTTTCTCTCCCTTGTCTTCTAGCCTCAAAGGTTTTATCCATTCCCGCATCAAGTACACCAGGTCTACCAATAGCTACTGTATCAATAAGGTCTTCTACCTTATTAGTATTAATAGCCTGTACAATCTCTGTCATGTTTTTTGATTCTATTTGGAAACAACCATCCGTATATCCAGCTCTTAACATATCGCCAGTCTTCTTGTCTTTCATGTCGATGTTGGAAAGGTTAATTTCCTCTGGTATTCGGTTAAGAGTGTTTTGGATAATATCTAACGCTTCAAGTCCAAGTATATCTAACTTCATGATTCCTTGCTTTTCTAGCAAATGAAAGTCTTGAGCCGCTACAATCGCATCCTTAGTCTTTTCTATAGCACACCAGTTAGTTACATCCTCTGGGAATACGACCACTGCTGATGCATGTTTTCCATATGTAGAGATATGTCCCATGAACTTTTTAGCTAGTGTTCTTAGCTTTTCGTCATGCACTTCATCAACACTATTAATGTTTTTAGATATAATATCTACATCTGAAGGGGCGTATCCTAACGCTTGCCCTGCCCTTTGTATAGCAGACTTATCGGAAATGTATCCAATTGTTCGTATTTGATACACCTCTCCGTACTTCTGACGGATATATTCTATAACCTCTTCCCGTCTTGAGGATGCTACATCCACATCAATATCTGCTAAAGTAACCCTTTCTGGGTTTGCAAACCGTTCTAGGATAAGGTTATATTTTACTGGGTCTACGTCTGTAATGTCAGATAGGTATGCTATTAAGCTACCACCAACAGAACCACGACCTATACCAGTAGGAATATTTTCTCCTTTACAGAATCGTAACATGTCATGAATAATGCACATATAGTTTATATATTTACATTGTTCAAGGACATCAAATTCGTGCATAGCTCGTTTCTTATACTCTTCTTTATTTGGTAGTTGAGCAATACCCTTTGTATGCCATCCAATATTACATTGGTCTTTTAGGTACTTCATAGGGTCCCTAGTATCAAATACAGGATAATGTTCCTCTCCTAGGGGGATTTCTACATTGCACTTATTAATAATCTCATCTACAGAAAGTAAAGATTGTGTCAAATCTTTACCTTTAAAGAAAGAAATCATTTCCTCTTTACTCATCATATGATAGTCGCCAGAACTGTAATATTCGTCTTGGTCTCCAAGACCCAACCACATTCGATGCGTTTCACAGTCTTCTTTCCAAACGTAATGACTATCGTCAGTTACTACAACCTTTGTATTTGTTTGTTCTGCCAATGCAAATACTTTATCGTTATATATATATTGCTCTGGAAAGTCATGTGGCTGAACCTCAAGGTAAAAGTCTTCGCCAAAGATAGATTTCATTTCCTCAATCATCTCTAATGGTTCTTCTACAGCTAAGATTCCTGCGATACATGCAGTTGTACAAATGATGCCTTCGCTATATTTCTTCAAAGCCTCGAATCCAATTCTAGGTTTTTTGTAAAAGTGCTCTGTTCCATATGTAGCTAATTTCATGATGTTTCTATAACCAACAAGGTTTTTAGCTAATAGGATGATGTGGTACGTAGTGCCACCTTTAATTTCTGGTTCAAAACAAAAGTATCCTTCATAACCTAGGATTGGTTTTAATCCATTCTTTTTGCATTTTAAATAGAACTCCATTAAACCAGTAGTAGTTCCATGCTCTGTCATAGCTAAAGCGGTATAACCTAACTCCTTAGCTCTAGTAATTTTATCATCTAGTTTTGCGAATCCATCGAAAATCGAAAAGTCGCTATGGGTGTGTAAACTACAAAAATCCATTATTCTTATCCTTTATTTTTGTGTGTATATACTTCAAGCCAAAGTCTTGAACAATGACTAACGTCATTGCGTTTATTATTACTTTAAAACTATTATCTAATTTAGATAAACTACGTTAGATGAATTAGCAATTACGTCGAAAAGTGTTATATCAAGTATCAATCAAGGAGGAGCAACTTTCTTCGTAATTGGTTATTATGTTTAAAGTTTTATAATCTATTTGAGCGTTAGCGAATGCGAACCAGCTTGCTGGTGAGCACCTCATATGCTACGCTTCTGAGCAACTACTCCGTAGTTAAATTACTTTATGTATTGGGGAATAATTCGGTATTAAACACACTGCCCCACATCCTGGGGTAGTTATGCTCTAAGCACGTTACAGTCATTCAAACAATAGTGTTCGGTCACCCAGGTGTAGCTTTACTAACCATTCAATCACGAATTTTGACTGCCTACCATCTACGACGGGACAAAATCTGGGAAGCCTATCCGTCCAGCCTATAACGCTATCTCAGGTGGCTTGCAAACTCCCCCGTCGTTATTTATTTATTGTCGGCTTTGCGAATCCTCGACATTTACATAAACGTATGTCACCATATAATACGACTGATTGATGTCGTTTTCTTTAACAATAGACTTACAAGGTATCTTTCCTAGTGCCATGATTTGCCATTCAGAAAAATCGCTTTACCCTTTAGCTAGTAAGGCTATTGGCTAAGATATATTACCTCTTAACTAGGCATGTTAGTTTTTTAGTTTGGTATAAAGGTTTAAATTTCCCTTGCTTCTTGCAGAAAAGTTCTTTATTATTTTTAGTAGGAACTCCGTTAACACAAAGGAGACAGCATTTTACTTTCTTTTTCTTTCTTCTCTCTATGGTCATAGATATTCCTGCCGAACCTCGGTAGCTCATATTATCTCTCCTTTACTTATTAGTTAACTTCAAGGTTAAAATATTAAGCCTTTTTAGGCTTAGTGACATTATAGCATAACTTATAAGTTAATACAAGTGTATTAGTTATGCATTTCGTGTATTTATAGAGCATAAAAAAAGAGGGTGGAAATCCACCCTTCTTTCTCATTCAGTTGTAACTTTCAATAAGTCATATCTAATATAGAACTCTGGTTCTTTGTCTTTCAAATCATATACAGCACCATATCTAAACTTACCGTTTTGTTTCTCCACTCCTATGCCATAATGAAATTCATTTAGCCTAGCATGTGTATCAGCATATACAGTAAGTTTATTTTTATTTGGAACTTTTACATCGAATACAACCTCAGATGTTTGTGTCAATACAACCTTCCCATCTTCAAACTTTCTCGATTCATTCTGTAAAAGTTTAAAATCTTGCTTTTCCCCATTTACCTTTACCACTACCTTTGGTTGGTTTACAGTAGCCTCAAAGTCAGTATCTTCTCGAACACCATTAATAACTTCCTTTTCTACGTATCCGACAGTTGTATTTGTCTTAGACACTTGATTTAAGGTGGCTGTGTGGCTCGTAGAGGTGCCTGTAGGTGTATCCTCGATAGTTTGGTTATGGGAATAAAAATAAGCCCATATAGTGGCTATAATCGCAATAGCTATAATCACTAATACAGGCGGAGTCATCTTCTCCTTAATAGCGTGCCAAGTACCAATTAGCTTTCCCACGAATAATATCTCCTCCGTTACCTTCTTCTTGTGGAAGTTTTAGTAAATCCCAACGCATATCTGGGTCATCATCATGAATTCCATATCCATCAATATCCGCCCATTCTGCATGTGTTTTTACTCTATCTACAGTTGGTTCCCATCCTTTACCCTTACAGATAGCAGCCACAACTTGTGCCATAGTTTCCACTTGTTGGTCGGTTGGGGGGTACGTTCCAAAATCAACTCTACCGTCTTCCCAGACCGAAGCATCGGCACAGCACGCCAAAGAAATACCAATATTGCCAGTATTCCTAAGCCAAGTATGACTACAACGTACGTCAAGATTATCGTAATCAGAGTAGATAGTACCATCTCCAAGGATGTTAATATGATAGTGCTCAGAAGTTGCTCCATAACCAGACGCCTCCCAGTGCAACGTAATACTTTCAGCATTTGACATACTAGCCATATACTGAATGTCATTTAATGTATAGTTCATAAATTCCTCCTAATAAAAAGAGGAAGACCCATTATAGGTCCTCCTCAAAATCTGCAAATGCCGAAGCTGTTTTTTTACTTTCTGTTTGTTTCTTTTTAGGCATATTTGCTAAAGCCTTTTCTGTTTTTGTTTTCTTTAGATTTTCTTGTGCTCTTCTAATGTCTGCCCCTTTAACTCCAGCTTGGTGAAGTTCTTTCTTCGTAACTGATTTAGGGTCATCTAAATATTTATTAATTAATTTTTGTTTCTTAGCTTTTTCTTCATCTTGCTTATCTTTAACAATACTGTATGTATCATATTCTACAGAATCAGATACTGGTCTGAAGCCTAGACCTTTCGCAACCCTTTCGCCTGTACTATAATTTCTAGTGTCTACATCTTTATTCCAGTCTCGTTTACGACCTGTTAGTGCTTGGTAATAGTTTGCATATGCTGGAGATAACTCTTTAGCAATATTGCTCATAATATTATTAGCACCTTCATGGTCACGGAATGCTTTGTAGACATTGGAAATCGTAGATAAAGTAGGTCCTTCCATTCCATTAGTAGGAACTAAATCACCCAAACCAATGTTTCTACTAAAGTCTACCCCAGCTAATGCTGGTACCCCATACATAGCTACTAAAGCTAGAGATTTTTTATTAGGGTCATTACCAGCCCACTCCATAACGAGCTTTTTCATTTCCTTCGTAGGTGATGTTCCTGTAATCCATTCAGCAAGTTCATCTCCTGCTCCAGCTACTGGTACACCCATCATGCCTGCCATAACTAAGTATTGACCAAAGAATCTAGCAATGGCTTTTTTATCTCCAGACTGGAATAATTCCATCATTAATTCAGCTTCTTTTACTGGGTACTTTTTAAATTGGAATAACAATTTACCAATAGAACCAAGTTTAGTAAATAGCTGAGGAGCATCTTTGTCGGAATAGTCAAAGTTAGTTTTACGTACGAAATCACGAGCTATATCTGTAGCCTCTTCTGGAGTTTTCCCATCTGCTATCGCTTGGCGATAAGCTACTAAAGCGGCTACACGTCGAGTATATTTATCTGTAGCATTAAACATAAACATAGATTTCTCTAAGAATTTACCAATAGGTAATCCTTTGATGTTCATGTTATAGATACTCTTTTCGTTCATCAACGCTTGTGTTTCTAAGGCAGTGTCTTCACGGTTAAGACCAATTCTGTTAAACATTTTCTTTTCGCTCAAAGAAACGTTTCCACTATATAGAGAGGCATCTCTCATGGCTTGTGCTGTGAGTTTGTTAAATCCAGAGAAAGTAGTAATGTTCATTAGTGTACCAAGCTGTGCAATCGCCGCCGTTGGTCTGAACATACCTAACTTCAATACAGTAATTGTCTGCATACTAAATCCTAATGCATCAGTGACTGCCTTCTCTCCGAACATAGCTTTTACCCAAGTTTTGCCAAATACGTCGTTAAAGACTTGGTTTAGCATCTTATCTACGCCATTAGGTAAACCAACTACACTACCAATGAAGTTGTTAAGAATTTCTTGGTAATCGTTTTGAGCTCCTTCGCCACCTCTACCAAATTGAGATTTGTAGTCGTGACCAGTAATGTCACGATACAGTGCGGTAGCTCTGTAGTAGAACACACTTGTAGGAATATATCTAGCATTGTAGCGGATATAATCTTCCATGTTACCTAATACATCTGGGTTAGCACCTTGAGCATTCATTCTTGTTTGGTTAAACTTATCTCTCATATGGTTACCATAATTGATTAATAAGTGTTTTTGAATGTCTAGTTTACCGACAGTAGGTTTTAAACGGAATAATTCGTCAAGGTTTGCGTGTTTACGCTCTTCTTGTAACTGTTTTTTATCTATTCCTAAATCTGCTAACTTTTCTTTATCTTCTAATAAGTCAATAAATTGTTCTCTATTCAAGCCTTTGCCTTTAGTAATAAACTCATCAATGATTTTAGCAATCATAGGATAGCTATGACTAATGCGTTCAAATCGTTTATTAATATCCTCTGGAGATTCTAACTCTTCTAAGATAGTATCATAGCTAGGGTCATAAGAATCTTCATAGATTGCAGATGCCGTTCTCGCATCATCGAATCTGGAACCGTGTTCTACGATTGAATAGGAATTTCCATCATTGGCGAATTGAGACGCATACTCCATAGCATCTTTTTGAGTTTTAAAAGAAGCTATTTTATCATACTGTCTATATTCACCGCTCTCATCATCTCGTACAGTTTTTACTTTATAAACACCATATTTACCGTGTAAGCTAGGAGTATAACCCCATAGCAACTTAGGTCTTTGGTCCTCATCTTGTCCGCTATCTTTCCATGCTTGAACTTTATCGTTGTAAATTTTCTCACGTAGAGTAATCCAATGATTATAAGCATAAGCAACTTCTTTGGAGTACCCTTTATCTTTGATAGCTTGAATCGTAGCTGTTCTTGCTTTTTGCTTAGCATCACTATAAGAGCCGATTGTTTTCAGACCTGTATCAGATGCCAATACTCTCCATTTGTTTTCTTTGAAGTCCATAAACACTTTATAGCCATCATTTTTTAATTCTTTATATCTTTCCTTAGCCGATGCTTCATCCATATACTCTTCAAAAATGTCATGATTTGTTAGGTTGACATAATACTCTTTACCATTATGGTTTACAGCTACTGTTTGGACAAAATCACGACCAAGTTCGTTAATCTCTCTGGTGAGTTTTTCAAACTCTTTTGATTTATCTCCTATAGTTTGTTTCATTTTGTCGAACAATCTATAGTAGTTTTGCATTAATTTAGTTTGGTCATTCTCAGCTTTCTCTGCCCATTTGATAATGGCTCCCGCTTGAGGAATATACTTTTGAATCATTCTAATTGGAGAAACAAACCATTTTTTAAGACCCCAACCAGAGATATTACCACTACGTGTATCACGGTTGATAATCTCTATATTGTCTGGAGTTTTAATACCAGCTTTTTTACTAACCTCTCTAACTAACCTTTTACCAGCTGATAAGATAGGTTGTTCCTTAGCCTCTTGCTCTTCTTTTTGAGATTGCTTTTCTGCCTCTGTTGGTTGTTTTTGTTCAGCTACTTGTGTTGATTCCTTCCCTTTTTGGAATGATATTTTTCTACTGTGTTCTTTATTATAACCTTTAACTTTCTCTGTGAGCCATTCACCCAACTTTTCTGGAGTTAAACCTTGAGGTTCTATCCATACTTCTTTACCCTCTTTTTTTGCTAAGTCTAGTAATTCATCAATACCTTCAACTTCTTCTTTTATCTCATCTAATAATTCTTTACTTCTACCTTCTGGATTTTTAAGTATATTTAATATTGTTTGTGCTCTTTTTGTAAGAATAATGACTGGCACGTTATCCATAGAAAACTCTGCTACTCTATGCTCGGTATAAGGAATAACTTCGTTTTCTTTTACCCAGTTTCGGAGTTCTTCAATCGCTTCTAGTTGGTTTTTACTAAATTTTGCGATTCCTTTGGAAGCTTCTTCGGCAGAAACCCCTTCTTTTTCCATTTTGTAAAGTGTTTCTACAACTGGTTCAAGAACTCCATTCTCACCAAAGAGTTTATTATGGAGGGACCCTGTTCCTTTGTTATTTTGTATTCTATTCGTTAAATCATCTCTCTCCGCTTTGTATTTATCTCCTTTTAGCATTTGCAAAGCTATCTCGTCTAGCTTTTTAATGAGATTATGGGAAAATTTTTCAACCTTTATAAAGTTTCCTTCTCTTCCTTTTAATGATTTTTTGACATCATCAAGTGAATTTACATAGTTAGCGAGAACTGACGTAATAGCTGCATAGGCGTTATTTCTACGTGTTGTGAGTCTACCCTCATATTTATCTTCTTTGCTATCTTCAAACGTAGAACTTGTTGATATATCATTCCCACCTTTGATTTCACTCTCTGCTTGCGTAGCTTCTGGGTCCATTAAAAACCTAACTGTTCCTCTATCACTGTCGTGTCCTGTATTTATCAATGTGTTTCCAGCAGCACTAACGTTGATACCATAGCCTCTTTTTAGGTTTGCTAATACAACAGGAACAGATGTTGTATGGATAAATGCGGCATATTCTGTACCGTAATTCTTATTGATGTTTTGAGTGAGTATTTTTGATAATTCTTCTACATGCTCTTTAGCTCCATTAAATAAAGCCCCAGCATGAACTGGAGCTAAACCGTTTTGTAAGCCATATGCAAGTGTTTCGTGTAAGTTAGTAGTATCCTTTCCTTTGTAAATTGCTCCAAGCATGTTCTCATTAAACTTTTTACCAAGTTCATTAGCAAGCCAAAAGTCCCTTAGTAAAAGAATACTTTTATCATTAACGTCCATATCTGGTCTACCAATGATAACCCTTATTCTCTCTATCATTTCTTTTTGTTTTTTTTGAAGTTCTAACTTAGTAGTAACAGATTCTAACTCTGTTTTCGCAGAATCCCACGCTCGTAATAACCCATCTCGTTCCCTAGGGCGTCCTGTCTCTTTTCCAGGCACCATTTGTGGTGTTCTATCATCTCTGGTATGTTCCCTAGTCTCTTGAAGTTCAGACCGTCCCAACGAGCCACTGTCGCCCCGTCGTCCTTCGCCACTTTGAGAAGGCACGCCTTTTGTATTGCTGTCCTCATTGAACGCACCGCTTGTGTTGGACTGAGTTTGTGTACGTGCGTTATTACCCACATCACGTAATTGGTCATTTCCTCGAAGATTTCCTTCGGACATTCCTCTTGTTCCAGAACCGATTTGATTAGTGGTTTCCAGTCTATCGTTACCATATAATTCCTCCTCTAAACTATTTGTTGTATCCTCAAGGATTTTAATTAATTTGTTTTTCCCGTCTGCATCTGTTAGGTAAGATTCTACTGCTACATGTACTAATTCATGAGCCGTTGCAGTTCCACCTAATCTATCCCTTCGGATGAACAACTCTCCAGTGTTCATGTCAAATTGAGAGGGTTCATCTTCGTCAAATACTCTGATAGAAAGCCCTTCAACTTGGTTTAAGAAGTCTAATACGTCCTTGGAGTATTCCCCGAACGCTCTTTCAATCCCTCCTAGTATCTGTTTCATTTCAGATTCACTAGGCTTATCTTGATTGACTTGAGAATTATTAGCAAGTTTTCTTATTACAGAAATGTCAGATGTTGATGCTCCAACTGTTCCGTTATCATTACCTTTTTGATAAATAGGATAGTAGAAGGAGTCATTTTCCATAGCCTTTTTAAGGCTTTCCTCTGTAGGGTATTTGTCCAAGCTATAAATATAAAACTCTTTTATATCCTCTGTCCCTTCGTCCGTTACATACTCTGTACTATTCCCACTATCAATTATTTTATACTTGCCTTTTCCGAAGGTTCTATCTAAATAATTTTGTACCACACTTTCATGTTCCTTGTCAACTGACAAGGAAATCACCTTATCTGGAGATGTTTCTATGGCAGATTCTACAACCATCATTCTTCCTTGTAGTGCAGTCTTCTTGTCATCTGTATTTGTATCAGATTCAAGTTTACCAGAAAAGTTTTTTCCAGATAAAAGAGGTTCAGCTTCAAATGTTATCGTTCCATTTTCCTCGTTGACTTCTACGTTGTTAACTTCGTCGCTAATAAACATATTGTCTGTATATGGAGCCACAATATTCGCATAATCTTCCCTAATTTGTCTTGCTGTCCAACCTTTAGATTTGTCGTATTCTAACGTGAACTTAAAAGAATCCTCTCCTAAATCCTCTATGCTTTTTAGAGTAATTGCTGGTTTAATGTTTTTGTTTTTACTAAGGTCTAGTTTTTTAGGCTTTTGTTGACTAGCTATATTCGTAGCATTAACAAATTCCATATCTTTGTTTTTAGGGTCAAACTCTTCTCTAAAGTATGTTTTAGCCAAATCTTTGTACTTTAATAAGTCTCCCTTTTTACTAGATGGGTCTAAACCTTGTTTAGATAGCCCTAACGCCTCTCTTCGTCTTTCTTGGTGTTGAGTCATTGTCGGGTGGAAATGTTCGTCTGGGAATAGACCAGCTACAGCTCTAAAGAAAACCCTAACTCGATGATTTCCATCTGTATCTGTCAAAGCCTCATCTAAACTACCATACTTATCAACAATAGACTCGTACTCGTCTTCCATAATTTTTACAATAACTCTGTTAATATCTTGCTTATTAAGGTTTACACTTTTCTCGTTCAGTTTGTTTCTCACCCATTTTGTTAGTGATGTTTTTAATTCCCCAGGTCTTACCAAAAGAGATTTAATAATTGTATTAGTTAGCTTAACCGACCCATCCTCTACACGGTCTAACAAGATACTTTTTGTAACTGGTTTTTGTTTAGGAATAGCATCCTCTATATCAGAGAAGGTTTTCAATGTTTCTGGATGCTTTATAAATAAATCTTTAATTCTTTTTCTAATTGCTTTTGCTCTATCTTCAAAAGTTTTATTGTCGAGTTTGCCACCCTCTAGGTCTTTTTTAAGAACCCCTATAAACTTCTCGATATTTGCCAAACTTTCTGCGATTTTATTTTGATTGTTCGCATCTTTTCTTACTTTCTCGTCCTTACCTTCGTAATAGTCGATTGATTCTTTTAACGTTTGAATATATTTTGCATTTTTCTTAGATGCCTTCATTTCATGACCCATAAGTTCGATTTTTGCTGTTTTTGCATCCAATTCTCCGCTTAGGTATCTATCGAAAACTTTATGAGCAACATCCACTTTACCACTATATTTTTTAACTTCTTTTTCCGTATTTGATTCTATCTTGTCTTCCTTGTTTTCTTTCTCTTTATGGTTTTTAAAAAACTCTTCCGAATCTTCATCTTCTTCTAGCTCTTTGTCTACTTCTTCGGGAGTATGGTCTTTATCATTCTCTTTTTCTTCAAATGCCTCTCTAGTCTTTTTCTCTTCGTCTTCATCTGCTATTGCACTTTCAATCCATTCATCGTCGGGACCTTCTTCATTCTCATCCTTTTCTTTTTGTTCTTTTCCATATCTCTCTATTGCCTCTTTGGCTTCTTCCTCTTTTTCTTGCTCAAGTCTTGCCTGTTCTGCTAGTTCGTTATTTTCGATTACATTTTCACCAGTTTTATTTTCTTCTTCAAGTTTAGCTTGTGCTTCTTTCAATTTTCTTTCGTTTCCTGCTTGTTTTAATTGTTTCTTTTGTTTTTCTGTGAGGTTTCCTGTATTTTTATTGTCTTCGAGAGGAGTAAATAATTGTTCTTGCACAGATTTCTCTTTTTTAACTCCTTCTTTTTTAGGAGCCTCTACTTTTGGAAATAAAGCATCTTGGATATTTCTAAACCCTTGAGTACTTTTCTCTCGAATAGCTTTGTATGTTTTGCTTCTTTCAACAGGTAACCCCGTTGCTTTAGCAGTCTCAATTAATTTATTTGCTTCATCTAGGTAAAAGTTTTCAAACCTTTTATCATTTTTCTCAGCTTTTACGTTTATCTTATTTTTTGCTTTTCTATTATTAAACGCATTATCTATTTTCCCAAGGCTCGCATTTTCAAAGCCTCTTTTTCTTAATTCGTCTTTAGTCGTAGTTGGATTATCTTTTCTTGTTTTTTGTATATCTTCTACATGGTCCACAATATTATCGACTTGTTCTCTTGTATACGTATTACCAGATTTAATTCCCTTTTGTGCAAGTTTATTTTGTAATCCAACAGGTTTGTTTTTCCTTTTTCCGCTTTTGTGTTCTGCGTGTTCTTTGTTGTATTCAGAGGTTGCCTCTCTAATCGCATACCCTGTATCTCTAATTAATTGGTCTTTATTTGGTCCGTCTGGAACCTCTCTAAACGCCTCTTCTAAAAAGCCTTTATTCACAGAGTCTTTGTAGTGATTATTATATTCTTCTCTCTTCTGGTTTTCCTCTTGCACTTTTCTTTCTTGTTCTCTAGTTTCCGCTACTTCTTTTTCTTTAGTAATTATATTCTTTTCAATGGAACCCATAATTGCTTTGGGCATAGTTCCATTATTAATAGATTCTTTGTCCTCGTCGGATAAGTTATATCCAATGCTCTCAGCCCTCTCAACTAAGGTAGGCTCGTTGCTAGATTCTTTTGGTTGTTTCTTTTCATACATTTCAACCGTTGCACGAGAAAGTTTTCTGGCATCTTTTTCTGTATAACCTTGCTCTCTAAAGTCGGACACAAACGCATTTGGTGAATATTTAGCTTCTGGAGTATGTTCTTCCCATTTCTGGTGAATCATTTCAGTAGTTGCCCTAGCATTATTATTCATTTCAAGAATGTCATCATCAGATTTACCTTGCTTTTTGTAGTGGGCGTGATTTAATCCATCAAACGCATCATCAAGCTCGTCTCTAGGTCTTTCAACCATGTGCTCTGGAGTTTCCTCTGATAAATCAAGAGAAGCATTTTCTCCATCGGTAGATGGTGCCTCTGGCATTACTGTCGGAGTAGTTTCTCCTAAATCAACATCTCCACCCTCTTCGCTAGGCGTTGTTGTAACAGGGTTTTCTCCCAAAGTAGGTGTTGCATTCATAGCTTGTTCTGCTTGTTCTAAAGCTAATTGGTTTTTCTTTTCTCTTTCTTTTTGAGATAACGTTTTACCAGAGCTGAATGTACCAGAAATTAAACCTAATGGAATGGAACCAATACCCGCATCAAATGCTTGGTCTTTCATATCTTGAGTCCAAGAAGTTGGGTCATAAATATTTACATTTTTATATTCTGGAGTACCAAGTGCTTTTTCTTGGATTTGTTGTTGCCATGCTTCGGTAACAGCCTCACCTACAGCACCAACACCCGCATTAACGGCTGTTGCAACGGCACCTTTAGCTAATACTTTACCACCACCAGTAGCAAATGCACCAGTAATACCAGAACCTAAGCTACCTTGCATGGAAATTTTATCGAAGGCATAGTTTGCCATTGCAGGAGCCCAACCTTCATTGAAAGTTGTTTTCATAGCATCATAGGATTGGCTATGGTCCATACCTCTTTGTAGACCTGTCATATAAGTGTCGCCAGCATTGGTTGCATTTTCAATGAGACCACCAGCTACTACGCCGGTTGCAAATTTGCCAGCCTTGGCTCCGTATTGGACCAATTTACTACCTTCATATAATCTATTAGCCCATTTACCAGCTCCAACTACTGCACCAAGTGCTGTCCCTACAGGACCACCAGCCACACTACCAATAGCGGCTGTAGTTGCAACATCACCAATTAAAGAAGGCACAGACGAACCTAATGCCTGTGCCCCTTGATTTAATGCATAATTTAAGTAGTTGCCTTCTTCCCATTTACCTGTATAGGCATTAGCCTGTGCCTGCTTACCAGCATATTGGGCTTCGTTACCAGTCCAGTTAGCTATTCCGTCCCAGCCTTGTTCTTTTGCAAGAGCGGATGCACCACCCAAGAGACCTCCTAGTCCTCCCCAAAGACCAGATTGTAAACTGTCAAGTAAGCCTTCATTTTCATTTGGGATATAGCCAGAGTCTTGTAGCTGTTTAGCGTATTTTGCTACATTGTCTTGAACTCCATACAGATAATCATTGTACCTGTCTCCAACTCTATCTCTAATTAAAGCCATCCAGCTACCTCCTATTCTTCATCATCTTTTTTAACGCTGTAGTCTAACCCAGCACCAGTCTGTCTTGTTGGCATAGTTTCCATCAAGAATTTGTAGTCATTATCAGCATCTTTAAGAGCTTGTAGTGCATACGGGTCATCCTCAGCCATTGCCATTTTATTTTTAAATGTTTTCATAGCGTGGTTTACCGTATTAACATCTTGTTGCGATAGATTATCAACATCTTCTATACTATGTAAAGTATCAGTATATTCTTTATAAGCCTCTTGGGCGTACTTTAAATTAGCGGCTGGGCTCATCATTCTTTTTTCTCCACTAGAGCCACGACCACCACCACCGCCGCCTCTACCAGAGCCTCCTCCACGAGGATGTAGCATAGCTGATAACATTGCCATCTCTTTTTGTCTTTGGAATTGCTCTTCTTGTTGTTTTCTTTGTAACTGAACTTGAAGTCCCATTTGTGCTAATTGATTATGGCTCATTAATTGTGTTTGCATTGGATTTACATTCATTCCAACCATAGCACCAAGAGATGCATAAGCCTGTCTATTAGAATTGTTTTGGCTATTAGCAATCATTTGTGCTAGTTTACCAGCACCAGTTAATTGAGCATTAGCGTTCTGTAGTTTAGCTTCTTCTTGTGCTTTGGCTACAGCGGCGTTCATCATAGCTTTATCACTATCTTCATAGAACCTAGAGGCAAATGCCCCTCTTGCTTTATGGTGTGCTTGACGGACTAGTTGCTCTCTAAGAGCTTCTTCTCCAGCAGCTGCCACATTACGCTTAGGTTGCTGAATGATAGACATAACGCCTTCCATATCCAGTTTCTCATTTGGATTTTCGGTTACCATGTTGGTTTTAATACCATCAACACTGTCTATAATGGTTTTGCCACCATCCTGTCCAATAGTATTGGCGATAGTAGTTGCCATATTTTTTCTTGCCATCCTATTTTCTTCGTTATATGCAGGTCGTTCATAGTGGTCATTAAAATATAACGCCGCATCTTCTGGGTTCATCGAGTTAATTTTATTAAACCCTTCTTGACCTAATTCTTTTTTCATAAATGCTAATTGAGTTAAAATGTCAGAAGATGACGTTCCATTTTGTTTTGCGTAGTCAGCTAAACCTTGTTGTCTATCTGGTGAAGTCCATTGAAATAATCCGTATCCAGTTTTTCCGTCTACGTTTACCTCTCCTGCCTCTCCACCACCTTGCAACCGTGTTGGAGAATAATCTGCTCCCGACTCATGATATGCATTAGCCATAATGCCAGAGGTAGCACCTGGGGAAAACCCCAGGTTCAAAAGCCCCTGTTGTACAAGTGCCTTATAATCCATTGCTACCTCCCTAGATTTAAAAATCCATTAATATTAGGCATAGCTCCTACTGCTTGGTTATATGTTTGATAACCTCCACCATGTAAGTATTTGCCTTTATTACGTTCCTCAAAACCCCTCATATAATTAGATTGTTCCAAGAAACCTTTACTTAAGTCAGATGCATTTTTTTCTGTAATTGTAGGACCTTGATAGCCACTAGCATATAATTGAGAAGCTCCATTTCGGAAGTCTTCCCCTGTAAGTTGAGATAGACCGCCTAGTTTATTACTAACCTCACCTAATTGATTGGCTTTATCAGTAGCCATTTCATTATCTAGGTTTTTAGCCTCGCCTCTACCAACGTAGTTTGAGTATAATAGACCTCCTACATTCGCTAAGGCATTTCCCATAATATATCCTAAATCAGCTTCTGGTTTATACGGAATAAAGTTCATTTTGTTCCTCCTCTGTAAATCCTTCTACACAAATACCATTTGCATAGAACATAGCAGAACCAGATACAACAAGTTCGTATACAGGAACATCTGATTCTTTAAATTCAATATTGACAAGTTTCTCAAAACCATTATCAGTTAGAATCTCATCTTTATCTTCTAGGTCTTTAACAGCTACTAAGCCACGTCGTGTCCATACTGTTTGGGTAGACGTACAATCTACTTCATGTGTCTCTGTAGTAACTGTATGAATGTCTTTTTTCCCACATTCGATAATATCTAATACAATTTCAATACCATCTTTAGATACCAAGACATCATTTTTTTCTACTTCTACAATAGGGATATAACCATAGTCGGTTTCAACCGTTACATATTCTGGGAAGCACATAATTGCAGCACCAGCAATATTCCCAATACCACTCATTAGACCTCCTAGGAATCCAGGTCCTTTTTGAGTTACGGTAGTTCTTCCGTTGTTCAAAGCTCCTTGAGTTTGAAGAGCCTCGTTTGTAGAGCGACTTTGCCCTTGTGCTAATGCCAAATGCTGTTCTGGATTAGCAAAAGAATATTGATTTGCTTTGTGAGCCACTTCTAAAGGACTTAATGTAAATTGATATTTTTGGTCTAATAACTCTTTAGCCATGCCAAGGTCTTTCGTGTAGTCTTGTGACATTTGTGCCGTCATATTCTTCTGCATATCATTTACAGAAGAGTTATATCTCGAACTATCTACTACGCCACTACGAGCCATCTGAGCAAGACCTTTACCCATGGTATTTTCGTAAATACGATTGAAATAGTTCATTTTAGCATCACTATATACCTTTGGTAATTGTCCTGTAGCTAATAGAGATTGTTCTTTTCTTAACCCGTCTATATCATTGACTGTTTGTCCGTAAATCCCTTTCCAGTCTGGATTTACAACCTCATCAAGTAATGATGTCCCTCTATTAACTAACTTGTCGATACTTGGTTGGATAGATGCCAAATACCGTTGTTGTTGAGCGATTAAAGCTCTTTCTTCTGGGGTAAGTTGCCGTTCGTGGTAACTTGTTCCTCCTTTACCCATTGTCTATCTCCTTTACAAAATAATAATATGTTACTCCGTCTATACACTTAAAGTCAGTGCAATTAGATTTAGTAAGGCGTTCATATGCCCTAGGATTAAAAGGACTGACCGTAGCAATTTTGTTCAGCCCAGCTTCTTTTGTTAGCTTTACAACTACTGGGTATAATTCAGCGACATTGCCACTAAAAACCCCAATTTCTAATCTATCTAATAAAAAAGTATAAGCAAACAAGGACCCGTCATCATGAATGTATATCAATGGATAAAAATCTCTATCCCAATCTTCAAAAAAGTCTTTTCCTACTTTTTTCTTATATCTGTTTGTCCATTTTATAATATCTTCTGTTTTAGGCATATGTCCTCCTACAAGAAAAAGGCACCCATTACGGGTGCCCTATTATCCATATGGGTTCTTATTGCCCCCATGACTATTTTTTAAGAAATCATCGTGTCTAGCCGACTTCTTTTTAGCTCCAAATCCAGAGCCTCTTCTTCCTCCACTTGCTGTAGAACCTTGGCTAACCATTGATTCTCTTTCCATTACAATGTCAAAAGAAACGAATTTAAAAATAATAGGACTTGTAGTATCAAACATAAATTGTAAGATAGGAGCCCTAATCTGACTTTTAAATTCTTTTTGTTGTTCTTTACTTATCCAGCTATGATTTATTACTTCGTTGTTGATATGGATTCTACCAGAACCAGGTACCTTTGCCTCTATATCAATGTATGTTCTGTACACATTCATTTCGTGAGTATCTCTAAGTTGCCCTGTAATAATTTCTTGGTGGATTGGTTCTCCATTATCTGTCGTATTTTTCCATGTTAATTCGTAGATGCCACCAGATTCTGTTCCTGTGTTCATAGCTACCAATACGTGGTACCTATTTTCACATACAGACATAATGTCACCAGGGAATGTCCACATAGAAAACGCTTTTAAACCATAATGATATACGAACAAAGTATTTCCACTATTTCCGCTGACTATAAGCTGTTTTGTTCTCCGTAGGTCGGATACAAAAGGATTATCAACTTGTTTTTTTAATAGTGGATTACACTTATCTCCAATATCTTTTGGTTCAAAGTTTGCATATGACATAGATGTTGAATAAGATTTTAATCCAGTAGTTGACATAAAAACAACGTCCTTACTTAGGTTCGTAAGTGCGTGCCTTGAAATAAAATCACTCTTTTGTCCTAAAGGAGTGATATTCCATTCACTAGGTTCGTTTTGTACGTTGTAAATAATGCCGTTGGATTTAAACACCAATAAATCTGTAGCTAACTGTGCAACACCTAAAATATCGCCACCATCTTTATAGCCAACATTAACATCTTTTCTGGCGGAATCATCATTCGAGTTTTCGTGCCAGTCTTCTTCATTACCGATAGCCGAATAGATTAACAAGTCTTGACCTGTCTTCGTAACCACTACACGACCAAATCGCTCGAATACTATGTCGGCATTAGGAGAAGTAGAAATTTCCGTTAGCTCTTGATAGTTATATTTTTGGAGCTTGCTCCCGCTTGCGATAAGTAGATTTCCACCAAACTTACAGCAAGTCGGTCTTTCGGAGTTCCCGTTAAGCGTACCTATTAGCTGTGGTGTTTTGCCAAATTCATAACGATATATTTTTCTGTTCTTTAAAAATATAAAGAAATCATTCATTTCGTAATCGTTATATACATGAGTAACTTGTGACGTAAACAAGTGAAGGGGGGCACCTAGCCCCCTTCTTGTTCGTAGTTTATCTCCTTCAATGTCAAACTCGAAATTTTCTAATTTAACACATTCGTTTTCTGGAAGAAATTCTGGGGAACGTGCTACGTTCATTCCACCTGTTAAGTCGACTAAAGTTACGGTTTTAATCCTTTGGGATTTACCTACCTTTCTAGCCATTAATTAACTCCTGTTATAGTGTTTCGATAGGATGTGTCTTGAGCCAATCTTCTAATGTGTCTGCGGATTCAAACATATATTTTCCTCGTGTAGAATCCCAACGATAGATAACTGTCTTTGTTACCTTTACTTTTTCAGTTCTTTGATTCCACTCATTTGTATAACCTCGTTCTTCAAAACTTTCACTAGCAACTTTTTCACCAAATCCATCAATAGAACTTGAACCAATTACGGCTATGTATTTTGGCTTTGTTCGTAGTTCCAAACCATTAGATAGCGAGCCCCTTCCGAAGAAATATCTTTCGCTACCATAGCTCATTCCTTCGTTTTTGTCTAATATTAATAGCTTTACATTACCTGTCATTGTATAAGTATTGATATCAGAAGAAAGAACACCTGCATCAATCACCTTGCTACTATCTATGGATTTAGCTTTTTGCTCCAACAGTGCAAAATACAACTCTTTCATTCTTTCGTCAAAAATATTATAGTCATTACCATCCACAACGCTAGTAAACCTGATGTCGTTATTCCATCCTTCTGTGTATTGCACTTGCAACTTGTCTAAAGACCCTATTTTTTCTAAGAACTCGAAGTTTAATGTGTGCTTACCGATACCTTCAACTTTAGCTCCGTAGTAATCAACAGATTGAATAGACATAGAAGTAACACCTTTGTATTCTTTTTCTGCTAGGATTGTTTCGTTTACCGTCCCACTGTCACAAACACAATCGACTTTTACACCAAAATATTTTTTAGGGTAAATTGATACATTAACTTTTCCATCTTTATATCTAATCAATGGCTGTACTGGCTTATTCCCAACAAATTTGTTTGCATCTTCTATCCACTTTTTAAGTTCTTGGATATTGTCTTCTACGGAATTTAAGTATGGAATATGGTTGTCTTTAAAGATTTGAACCACTTTTTGTGAGAACGAATCATTAACAGAATTGTTGCCTTGTGTTTCCTCTACGATAATTTCTTCGATTACCATACATACCTCCTACAATTTACTATTGATGTCTTTTAGCTTATCAAGGATAGCTCTAAACTTGTTGTCAATCTCAGTTGATGATACTTGTAAAGAGTTCAGAAAATCTTGTTTATTTCCTCGATTGCCTTCGCCTAACCAAATCTCATAAGCACTTTTCCCGTCTTCTCCTTTGGAACCAGGGATACCTGGAACACCTTGGATACCTTGAATCCCTTGAGGACCAACGTCACCATGTTCTCCTTTAGGACCAGTTTCCCCTTGAGGTCCTTGTAAACCTCTTTCTCCTTGAGCACCAGTTAAACCTTGTGGACCCACTGGACCAGCTACTCCTGGGTCACCCTTTGGACCTCTTAAAGCCTCTAGTTGTTCTTGAGTGAAGTCAGAATATAGGAATGGAGAACCTTTTTCTCCTCGTTCTCCTTGAGGACCAGGGTCTCCTTTCAACTCTGCTTTTACATTCTGGAAACTAGAAGATAATTTGTCAAAATCTTCCTTGTCAGCTTTCCCGTCATACAAACTCTTAATATCAGAGCTTACTTTCTCGGCAAAACTTTTAATATTTTCAACAAAAGTCATATAACACCTCTTAGCTATTTAATTCATGTTCATAAATACTTACCAAATCGACATCATTTAAACCCAAAGAATCAAATACATTTTTTCGTTGTTCTACAGATAAAGACTGTACTTCATCAAATCTTAGACGGTTATTGATAGATGTCGCCATAGCAGATGCACCAGTTTTATCAGCCTCAATATAATCTGCTACTTCTTTTAATGTGTTAAATGCTTCTGGAGCTCCACCAACTACCTTGCTAATTTCTTCTTCAATAGTTGGTCTTACCAATGCAGGTAATTCTGTTTTAAACGAGGATAGAGATGCATCTAGCTTTTCCCTAACGGCAGAGTCATCAATCGAGTTTGCAGGCTTATTTTCCAAAGCCACTAGCCTCTCTCTTACAGCTCTAATTTCTTGAGCCGTTTTTTTCACAAATAAAGATATACGTTCAATTAAATTCATATTAATTACCTCTTTCAAGTAAATACATAGCTACAAAGTCTGGAGCATCATCTGGGAGTTCTCCTTTTGGTCCTTGCGGTCCAATAGGTCCTGGGTCTCCTTTAGGTCCTTGTGGTCCAGCAGGACCTTGTGTCCCAACTAATGGGGCACTAGCAATATCTGAAATTTGCAAGATTCCATCTTTTGGACTATTAAACTCTTGTGTTGGAGGGTTATCGTTTGTAATCCATGAACAAGAACCTAGTCTTAACAGTCTTGTAGGGAATTTACTTCGTGCTTCCGCCCCCATTCCATCAAAATGAATTCTTATTAGCCTTTGGTTTTCTTTGTCACCAAACATGACTGTAGCTACTCCAATACCATTGTCATTAACTAATGGACCGTACGTTGATTTAACGGGACTAAATCCCTCTGGAATTATAAAATTGCTTTGAAAACCACCGTTGCCATTTGGCTTTTGTACTTGCAACCACGTTCCGCCTTTGCCGTCAACGGTAGATTCACGTTTTGGTAACTTACTGAAATTAGCGTCTGTAGGCGGGGTTATAGAAATAGTCGCCCAACTGTCCCCATCTGCCCCAGCAACAACAAGGTTCCCGATTCTTGTAAGTTGAATAAAGCTCTTACCGTTAAGCCATGATGCTCCTTGTGGAGTCTTATAAACATACATCTTTTGTGTTGTTGGCTGAGCAGTGGTTGAACCAGTAGTTGTTGGGATAGTAACTGTATTACCACCACTAATAGTTAGTTGTCCATTGTTGAATGTCAGTGTTTGTGGAGGTTGTGTTGGACCAGGTTCCCCTTGTTCACCTTTATCACCCTTTGGACCTTTTAGCGACTGTAATTGTTCTGGGGTAAAGTCAGAGAATGTAAACGGGTCTCCTTTTGGTCCTTGTTCTCCTCGTGGACCAACATCACCTTGGGGTCCCCTTTCTCCTGGAATACCTGGCTCGCCTTTATCACCTTTAAGCCCTGGAGGACCTTGCAATCCTTGAGGACCAGCTTCACCTTGTTGACCACGTTCACCAGGGATACCTTGTTCTCCTTTTAAACCTTGTGGACCCTCTGGACCTTGTACACCTCGTGCACCAGATAAGTCTGTCAATAAACTATACCCAGATTCATTTTTAATATATAGCTTTGCGTTGTCTTCATCTTCTACATTGTCTGTATTAATAAGAACAATGTCCCCCATATTCAAGGAGTTAGACTCTGCTTGCATAGCAGATACGGAGTTATAAATTTTAACAATTTTAAACGGAGCTCCTTGCTCTCCTTTAGGACCAACTGGACCTTCTGGACCCATAGGTCCCTGTGGACCTGTCGGACCCATAGGACCTGCAATACCTTGAAGCCCCTGTGGACCTACTTCACCTTGCGGACCCATTGGACCGATAGGACCAGTCTCACCAACGTCCCCCCTTAATCCCTGTGGACCAGGGTCGCCTTTCTCTCCTTTAGGACCTTCTGGACCTTGAATGCCACGTTCTCCTTGTGGTCCCATTTCTCCCCTAGGTCCTTGCGGTCCTGGTTCACCAGGTCCTCCTTTATCGCCTTTGAGCCCAAATTTAACTTCAATTTTAATTGGGTCTGGTAAAGTAATTTCCAGATTATTTTTCTTCGTATCTGGGAGATTTACTTCCAATGTATTGTCCATATTCCTCCTATTTCCGTAGTCGCCCAAGTACATTAGTACTCATTAAATCCATTAACTTATCCATATGAGGCACACCGCTATCTCTCATATTCTCAATAATTGAAAGTGATTCACTGTAGCATACATAGCCTATAGTGAACGTAATAGCTCTAATACCTAGTTCAATATGGCTGTTAGCTAAAGCAGAATCTATCATATCGCCAGCGACTAACAATAAAGCAATTTGAATCACTTTACTAACAAAGCCAAAACCTAGGTGAGAACTGTTAATCTTCCCAGCTCTAAAAGCTGGTATCCACCCATAGAAAGCACTGATAACAGTAATTCTTTCTTTGGGAATTCCCTCCTCTTGGAGGTATTCATAACTGATAGCAAACCATTTTGTGATAATGTCAATTACGATAAGCCAGAAGATAGCTTGTGCAATATAAGCTACATCTGTTTCATGAATAGACATAATTAATGATAGAAAACTACCAGCAACTACCTTTATCTCCCAATAGTCTAATAGTTTTGACAAATGAGTGACGAATCTTTCATAGACGTCTAATGCATCTGCCAAAACTATAAAGCCTAAAACGGATAAAAACCTATACGGAGGTGGGAAATGCTCCTGTAACCATTTAAGCATTAAAACCTCCTAATGATAAGAAATACCAGGACTTACAATGAATCTACCTTGTAAAATCCTGGTCTTTTTACCTTCTTTATTTGTTTGTAAAATATCATACCAATATTCACCAACCTCTTCATAATTGAGACCTTCCGTATCAATCTTAGAGGTTAGTTCGCTAGGGAAGTAGAAATCTACCAAGCCATCGGGGGCATCTACAACAGTAGATACCGCCTCGATTAACACTTGGTCACTTTCCGCATCTTCTCTAACTTTTAATGTAAATTGGTAATCCGTAATATCTACTGGGGCATCGTGACTATCTTTTATCCGTAATTGGAAAGAAAAGTCATCCCCTTGATTCACCACTAACTCTTGCGTTGGTGGCATTAGTTTTCGTTTAGCCAATTTACCTCCTTGTTAGTTACTCAGTAGCTTCGGAACGTTTAGCTTCTTGTTCAGCAAGCCATTCAGATACTAACTCAATATAGCGTTTAGGAATAGCTTTTTTGCCACCTACAGCCTCTTCTTTTGTTAATACCCAGCTACCATTAAGAATTAAGTAACCATAAATTGGAACCATTGTTTTGAAAATGTACATATCACATTTCTCCTTTACATAACATAAAACGGCATACATATCCGTTAAAAAACTAACCATTTTTATCTCCTATTAATTGAGCCATTGTTTCACTTAATTCAGAAAGAGCAGACATAATTTGTTCGTTAGAGACAGTTGGAACTGGAGGGTCATCATTTATATTACTTGGAGGAGTTTCAACAAACTCATCCTGGAATGTCCTTTCTTTAATAGGTTCTTGTATCTTTTTAGGGTTCCCATCATCTCCTTTTATATATTTTCCAGAATTATACAGTTCAAAATGCTCTTGTGTAACGGTATATTCGGTCTCTTCTTCTGAAGTAAATAGTCTGTATGGCTTTTCAAAAAAGAATTCTACATTATAAAACATATCTCACCTACGATACTTGCTTAGACGCTTCTTCCTCAATAATAATCACCCCTCCATCAAATATTTTCGTATCAACTATTTCTATAGAGCTTCTCCCTCCAAGAGTTCCTGTAAGAGGTATTTTTTTCCCAATCCAAGCATCTGGACAGGCACCAATAGTGATAGTAAATTCTGGAATAGGTTCGTTTTCTGGAATACTTATTTCTTGAACTACTGGTTGAGACATCCCCATTTGATATGCAAAATAGCCATGCATCTCTCTGTGGTATCCGCCCCTTGCTCCATGATGAGAATCACTTTGTATTTTACTTGGCACTGGAGCACCAATAATATTAAGAGAAGGTCCAAAATAACCGTCTCCCCATTTGCTCATCCTTGTTCCACTATCCCACAACATTTTAAATGACGGAGACATTCCACTTTTTTCTAAGTCCTCTTTATTCGTTGTATTTACTTCCAAGGGAAAAGCTAAAGAGGTGTTTGTTAAATACCCAGGTATTTTAAATGGCGTGCTGTGAAGTTCCCAACCATGAGGATACCCCAATCCAAAATCACTTGCAAAGAAGGTTTCTTCTGGTTGTTCATCATGCTTCCAAGAAGGATGATAATCACTAATTGGGTATTGTTTTTCTTGGTTGTTACTAAAGCCTCCGACCAATATTTCTGTCTTTGATGTGGAATATGTTTTGTCTCCCCAACTTATTTTTGTTTCCGAAGTAGCTGGTCTTGCCTTCTCTATTGCGGAGCTAGCTCCTATTAAAACAACCTTAAACCGTCTATTTTTGGGTTTAAATTTTTGGATTCCTCTACCAGAAAAGTTTGTAACTACAAATCCAGTTTTTTGTATAGAATAATAGTTCTCGATAGGAAAATCTATAGCCACAAATTTAACAGGAGCATCAAAAGGCTTGTAGAACTTTAGAAAATCTGGAGGGTCAGTAATCCACCCTAGAGACTCGTTTAAAGGCAAGTCAAAGCCAACATTATTACCTAAAAAGCCAGTAATAAAATTTAGCCCCTTTTTTAGAGTTATATTTACACTTTCAAAAGGTTGGGAAGATAATCTATGAACTTGCTTTCCAGCTGAAAGTGGGTGATAAACATAATGTGTACTATGCCCTGTATGACTACTTCCTGTTGAGTAGGTTGTTTCTATCGTATCAAATCCAACGGCTTTTACCATTTTCCCTTCAGGAGTTGTTTCCTCTTGTCTAATGGCTTCTAATTTCCCTGACTTTATTATCTCTCCATTTACCACCACAGAAATACCATACCTCTTTGAAAAGACGACAGGGACCTCGTAAGGAGCCCAAACAATTATATCCGAAGTTCTTTCCCATTCTACATAATTCCATGGTTTCGCCCAAACTAATCCATCTGGTTTTTCTAATTGGGTAAATGCTTCTATTTCAAATCCATTCCCAGACACATTAATAGCCCTACAATGAATTTCTTGTCCTAACCTACCAGTAGAAGTGGCTCCATATATAGGAATAATATCTGGAGTTACCATAACAAAAGGAGTTGTGTCCCAGTTGATGTTAATTCTATCTCCATGTCTCGCCTCACCTTTAATCATTCGACGAACAGAACCATATGGAACACCTTTGGAGTCATACCAAATTAAACCACTATCACTAAATGTTGTATAAGAGCCATTTCTCTGCCCCACCGACATTCCCTTCCCATCAATACGGACATAACCACCTTGGATAGATGCTCCAATCTCGTTTAGGTCAATAACCCCAGCTCCTAGTTTATCTACCGTAACACTACCAGCTTTAATCTTATCGCCAGTAATAGAATCAGCTACTAGTTTGTCGCCTGTAATCGAGTTGGCTTTTAGCTTATCTGCATCAATAGAACTGGACTTAATCCTATTCCCCTCAATACTATCGACTTCCATATGGTCAGATGTAATCGCCTTAGCCAAAATCTTATCAGAAGTAATAGCGTTAGATGCAATCTTAGCTGAGGTAATAGCATTGGCAGAAATTTTATCTGTAGTAATTGCTCCTTCAGCAATTTTGGTTCCTACGATAGCCTTATCACCAATGTGTTTAGCTGTAATAACGTTTCCATCAATTACAGTATCTCCAGTAATGTGTACGTACTTGCCAAGGATAGACACTCCGTTTGGAGACAAATTAATACGAGATACAATTTCTTGTCCAGTTAGAGCTTTATTTGCATTAGATACCCTCAAATCAATAGAGTTAGATAGTTGAGTAATATTACTTTGTAACGAAGGAATCGTTGACGATGTAATTGTTCCAACCTTGCCTTGTAGCTCTCTAACCGTACTATTAATTGAATTAGCGGTAGCGGTAATCCGTGATTCGTTTTGTTTATTACTGTCCGCTACTTTTGCATCAATAGCATTAGATAGCTGTGTTATCTTGCTTGTTACTCCACTGTCAACACTATCTATCGCACTTCTTACTTCTTGAATTTTTTTCTGTGCGTCAGCTATTCGTTTATAACTCAAAGATTCGTTTTTATAAACCTCTGGGTCTATAACTTCCTGTACAGTAACAGTTTTAGGAGAAGACATAGTTCCCTCTCCAAAGATATCTACATAAGCAACCTTGATGACATATGTCCCCGTGCTACAAATATATGTGTACTCATTTTCTTTAAGTTCTATTTTTTCGCTGTTAATGTACAAGTTAGCTCCAAAACAATCTTCTGGAATCTTGTCAAACTTGATATATAAACCGTCTGCTACGTGCTTAATAGTTAAGTTCCCAGGAGCTCCTGGCACTGCTTTAGCATATGGTATTTTCAAAGGAGCTGAATAACTATTACCCACTCCCCTGTTATATAGATACCCTGTGCCACTTCTTCCAAATGGTTTAACTTCGGAGTGTAAGTCTGTAGTAACCTCTAGCCTATTAAACAGATTACCAGGATGTTCATCTACCCTTAACTCTGTCCACATGTATTGGTTTTGGTCGTATTGTTTCCAAGACCAATATGCTCCTCTTTTATCGAAAACTACGGTTCCCTCATAAGGTGGTCTAGGAACATGTTTATTAGGCTCTACGTAATGAGAAATCATAGGAGCCTTAGCCTCTACAGACTTGGCATTATAAACATTTTTTCCTCGAACTCTAATTAAATAGTTCTGACCAGGTTCGATATTATCGAGCAAATACTGGTTGGTCTTAGTTGTTTCATAATGCTTAACCCATTGTTGATTAGAAAACCCAGCCAAGGTAGTGTGAAAATCGCCAATTTTAATATCAATCACTGCACCAGCATACTTTTTGATATTGTCAGAGTTCCATTTAACTAGTAAGGAAATATTGCCATTCACAGCTTTTTCCTCTACGGTAATCGAATGGACTTGTTCATCAATCGTATCTGGAGTATCTGCTACCGAATTATATATCTTTGTAACCTCTCCAAGTTTTTCGTTGATGTCGTCTTGGAGCCCTTTAAGGTAGTTTTTAAGCAAGGAGACAAATTTTCGTCCATCCCCTAGTATAGAAGAAGGTAAATTATTAGCACCGTTGTCCATAATATACCTCCTATAATAAACCTACGATAGCTTCTACCATGTCTTGTTCTACGTCCATATTGAATCCATGGTTAGACATAGCAAGAACAATAACTAGTTGAGCAATAATATTGCCGAAGGCTTCGTTATCGAATGGAACTTGGTCTGTAACAGCTGATACAAACTTAGGTCTCTTATAATAACGAATCTTCATTGGTAATTTCCCATATACTGTAGCCGTTCTGTCTCTGACTATAACTGGAGCTTGGTTAGTTGTTTTGTACCAGTCTTCTGGCACAGTTTCTGTTTCTTGTGTGAAAGTATGGTCTCCTACTACTTCATAGTAGCCGTGGTCAATCAACACATGCCAGATAAAGTTAATCGCATCATTAATATAAGCAATTAGTTCCTTATCTTCATATCCACTCTGGATATTATCACTAAGACGGTCTCGAAGTGCCGCCTTGTCCATTAGCTCTCGGACTGTCATCTACTTTCACCTCTCCCGTTATAGACTTAACATCATATACTGTATACGTTACTAATTGTCTTTGTTGTAACACTTTATCAAATGGAACTGTATCGGATAACACTTTTACATGTGGTCTACTAGCAAAATATCTTACAACTAATGTTCCATCGTGATTAGGGTTCATATGAGACAACTTGATTCCATCTACTTCTTGATGATATTCAATAGGGAATTGACCGCATAAAGAGATGAAGTCTTCTGGTCTTGCTACCTTAGCAGTTCCCTCGATATTGAACGTCTTAATTAGTTCGGGACTGGATGCTTCTGATAGCTCTAGGCTTAGCCTGTCAATGGCTACATTTAAACTCATCAATAACTCTTCGTCAGATAGAGCTAGCTTTTGCATATCTCCTAATCTCTGACGAACGAGGATAAGTAAATCGTTAGCTGTCATGTCTCCTCCTAAACAAAAAATTGAACTGGTCTATCTATTGGTCCAGCAGACTCTGCTTGTACTAATTTGTTGATTTCAGCAGTGATTAAACCCGCTATCGTATCAGCACTAAAGTTGCCATTCAATAAACCAGCAGTATATCTAACAAACATATCATATAAAAGATATGGTAAATCTATTTCATCTTCAATAGATTCAATAGGGTCAAGGATATATAAGTACAACATATTCACTGGATTGTTGATTTTAACAGTTCCTCTAATAAATTTGTACTCACCATCATATCCTTCAAAAGATTTAAAGCCACCAAAGTCATCTGGTAGCTTAGCCATCCCTTTAACAGGATTTAATTTCTTCTCTTTTGTAATCCAATAAGACTTAGCATTAATTAAAGATAAATTCACATACCTTAGTACTAAGTTCATTGCATCTATAATTTCTGGGTCACTATGCTTTCTAGTGGCGTTCTCCCCCAATACATAAAGGATTGAGGTAACTACATCACGGACAATAATCATAAGTACACCTTCGTTTTCCCAGTGGTTGTTCTAAATTCGGGGTTTCTCATTAGCCATAGCCGAATCCATTTCTCGTATTCTACCTTATCTTTGCCTTGGCAAGATAATGCCATCTGCAATTCAATATCGCTATCAAATCTATGCCTAGGAATACGAGCAATACACTTGGCTTTGCCTCCGTCTATACGACCTTCTTCCCCACTATTTCTATCTTCTCTAGCTTGTTTAAGGATTTCTGTTTCGTCATAGGTATGGCTAATCGTCCAGGTATCCTTTTCTACTTCTACTTTTGTACTAATTCTCAAGGTCATACCCCCTTATAACAAAAAAAGAGGGGTGGATATACCACCCCATAGGATTATTTTGTAATGCCGTACAAACGAGCATTGGCGATTGGAGCAGTACACTCTAGTGTAGCTGTACCAGTGATAATGGATGCTTGGTAAGTACCAGTTCGTTCCAAGTCCTCTTTATGGAATGGAATTAAGTAACCAAGTTTCCAGTATTGTAAGTCAAGTAAATCGACTACATCATCAGTATACATACGATGAGCAATTAACTGAACAACGCCGAAGTCAGTTTCTAAGACGTCTACTACTTGAGTAAGTTTCTTAGCTTCCATCGCAACGTTACGTTGAGAGTTGGCAGTGAATGTAGATGCTTTACGCTTGTTTTTACCAGACATAACAGCAATATCTACGTCGCCACCACGACCCCATACAGCTTGCATTGCATCATTCAATGCATCCATGTTGAACTCACCAGCTTTTGCTAATTTACCAGCATCAATGGAGTTGCAATAAGTCAATTCCATTTTGCCACCAGTAACAGCAGCACTTGGTTTTACTGGAGAGCCAGTAGTTGCAGTTGTATCTTCAGCAGTTAAGTGAAGAGTGAATGTATCTGGTGTAAGTGCCTTAACAAAGTATTGTGTATTAGGTTTCAATTTAGAATCTAAATCAGCACCAGCTTTGCCACGCAAAGTTACACGGTCACCATTAATGAAACGGTGAGTAGATAATGTAACAATACCAGCAGCATCCATTGTTACTTCACGGAAGTTATCTAAGAAGTATGGAAGACCACCAAAACGACCAGCAGTCGCATCGTCAAATGGTACTTTCGTTTTATTAGTAACGATAGCGTATTCCAAGTCACGAGCAATCTCTTTAGACGCTTTTAACATTTGGTAGCCTTTTTCATCACGTACGCCATACTTTTTGATAGCTTGAGTGATGTCGGACACGGAATAACCATGTTCAAATTGTTGAGTGTAGTTAGATTCGCGTCTACGTGGTGTAGCTTGGCGAGTAGAGAATTCATGAACCTCTAGTGTCGCATTGTCCATCGCAGGTCGTAAAGAATCACATAACCAGTTATGTTCTGTAGAATGTACAGAAAGTTTTCCAAATCGGGAAGTCAATAAAGTTTGGTCAGGGTCGATATTCGTAATGAAATCCAAATTGTTAATCTTATGCTTTCACATAAGTTCAGACTATATCATCCTTGTTCGGGTCTAGCGTATAGTCGTTGGGAGAGATTATGTTTTTGTCTGTAGGTGTCCAATCGTAATTTCTTTCTTTGGACATTAAACCCAAAGTCTGTAGATGCCAACGATTTGAGATTAATACGGAAAGCGTATACATCTTTTTTAGGAGCTTTTTGAGGAACTTCACAAATCTTTTTAGTTTCGATTCCTAAACTTGCGATAATTCGTTTTATATCAAGAATCCAAGAATAAGTAATTCTGTATCCACATTCAAATTTGGTGTTATGCCCATTACTTCTCATGCTGATGTACCCATCACTATCTAAAACTCCTTTTATGAACTCCATTCGTAAAGTTTTATCCCAAAAATACACATATTTTGGAATTACTTGCAATCCCATACTATCTTCGTATATTTTTCGGAAATAAATATTTCCAAGAGAACAACTATATACCTCGTTCCCTTTTGTAGTTTTCCGTTTTAGTGTCTTGGTTTCTACTGGACTTCCTTTGATTTTACTAAGAATACTTGCTGTGTATTCAATAAAATCTTTGTCTATAGCTTCTAAGCGAAATATATAATTATTGTCACTTCGTTTTTCTATATGTCCATCACCAAAACACAAACCTAACAGATAAGCATAATCCTTCTCTGCTGATTGCCCATTATCCATATGTTCTATCTCCTTTATTTTCACACTTTGGTAAAAAGAGCTTTAGGGGTTTCCAGCATATAGCTAGATTTTACATGAACAATTTCATTTATTCATATCTTCAACCTTGCCCACTACCTTATAAGACTTTACAGCAGTTTCTTGTGCCAAAGTTAAATCTCCTATTTTTCAAAATAATTCATCTGGGCTAATAGCTTAGCCTGTTCATCAATATTTAAGTTTCGTAGTTTAGAATAATCAATCTCTCTTGTAGGTTTGCCTGGTTGGGTTGTAGCTGCACCAGCTGGTTCTACATAAGGTGGTTTAGGACCACGTTGTTGAGTGACTATATTTTTTTTAGCGATTGTTGGTACATTACGTACACCATAGAACTCGTTTCTCACAACTGTCATGTATTGGTCTACAATATCTGCATCGTAATTATCTAATGCCTGTTTAATTTGAATTGCTTGTGCATAAGGGAGTTCATTTAGTTTTTGCAATGCATACGCATCAATCTCTCGATAGTTAGGGTCTTGTGTGTACTTGTACATCGTTTTATTGAAGTTGTCCACGACTGCTTGTCGTTGGGCTTCTTCTTGTTGTTGTTGCCACACTTGAGCCTTAACTGTTGCAATAGAATCAGCAAAAGCCGCTTGGTGCATTGTGTTATATTCGTCGAATTCTTCTCCGAATGTGCTTTCAACTTCTGCTTTAGCGTATTCTGCTAACTTTTCATAGTAAGTTTTTTGTGTGAACTGAGGTTCACTTGGAGTTGGTTCTTGAGGTTGTTGAGGCTGTGCTTGTGGTTGTACTTGAGGTTGAGGAGTATACATTTGCATTTGTCTACGCTCATCAGCAAGCTGTTGCGTTTTGCGTGTATAATCTTGATTTCTCATGTATCCGTGGAGCAACTCATCTAAACTAACTTCTTGTTCCACTCCATTGACTTTTACGACGTATGTTTCAGGTTCTGGAGGAGCTGATTGTACATTAGGAGAGTCGTCACTCTCTGGTGTATTCGGTTCCTCTTGATTCTGGTCATCGTCCATAGAGCCACCATTAAAAAAGACTGGATTCCCATCTTGGTCAATACCAAAATCGGGAATATCGTCTGGTTGGGAGTCCATAGCAGGTTGCTCCCCTGTATCTACACCTTCGCCATCGGCGAAAAGTTGTAAGTCAATTTTTAATTCTTCTTTCATGTTTCCTCCTTCACTCCCCATAGGGGTTGGTGAAATTATTTATTTTTAGTATGGGCTATATAATTGGGCTTTTCTCATATAATCGGCGTCAATTCCTCTAGTCGTAGGAGAATCGTTTCCATCCCAATTGTTTTGTGGTTGGGTAGGTGTACTATGTCCCCCTCCAGAGTTCAGTTCTTTTAACAAATTAGCCTTAAACTCTTCTGGGTTATAGAATGACGGAGCCTCATAATAACCAGAACCTCCATAGCTTGGTTCGTTATAGCTATTTTGAGCAGCTCTAGCAGCTGCCTCAGCTTCGGCTTGTTTACGCATCTCTTCTTGTTGAGCAAGGTACTCAGCGTAAGGTGCTCTTAAAGCTCCAATAGAGCGTAAGTGTTCAATCTCTTGTGGGTGGAATTCATGACTAGCTTTAAGGTGATTGATATAATCATCATCCCATCCAAATGATTTCAGTTTTTCATTATCCGCCCACTCATATCCCATGCCTTGAGCCATAGGGTCTTGCTTAGCCCAAGCTGGAGCATCTTTCATCCGAGCTTCTCTCATTGCCAATAAGTCTGGAACATGGTCTTTATACCAAGAACCGTCTGCTCTAGCGGCAGATTCGTCTGCCATACGCTTAGTTTGGTTAAGAATATCAGAAATGTTTCTAGCAAAATCTCTACTCAAACCTGGATGAGAATCTGCATACGCATTTCTCTCAGCTTCCTCTGCCTCCACTTTACTCTTTATTTCATCAGAGAGATTCCGTGCAGGGTTTGCCCCTGGAGCTTGATAACTAGGTCCTTTAGCACCAATCATTTCTGGCGTAATATGCCCTACATATTCTGAATGTTGTCCATTATTTTGGCTTTGGTAGGTTGGATTCTCTATACCATGAGAAAATTGTGGTTTGGAATTTAGAATTGTGTCCGAACCCTTCTCCCATGGTTTATCCCCAGCGGGTTTTTGGTATTTTTCAAAATTAACTTGCAATAGTTTCTCCTATTCTGGATAGTAGCCACGACGTGTTTCGTAAGCTATTTGGTCTTGTAGCTCTTGGAAATCTGCCTTAGCTATATCTCCGTTATTAATCACTTTAGTTAAATAGCCCTCAAAAGCCTCCGATACCAGAAGGAGGTTCCTGTACTGGACCATTTCCTCCACGGGGCACGATTTGAGGCGACTGATTGTCCACTCTTGATACTCCTCCAGCCAGTCCTTGAGAAAGGTTAGTGCCTCCGAAGCCCCCGCCCCCAATTCCATCTGCTGGATTAGCTTCTTGCTGTTGTTGTGTTGGGTCATTTCCCGCTCCTTTAAATAATAACTGTAATTCTGGTGGTAATTGCAATAACACTTCTGGTGGTAAAATACCAAACTGAGCATAATACTGTAACGCTTGTGGTGGTAATTGGGATAAAACTTGCTGTTTTAACTGCATTTCCATCATCATACGTTGTTGCGTTACCGCTGGGTCTGTAATGTAATCACCATAGTTTTTAAAGCCAATACTTTCAATCCATTTTTTAAATAAATTGTAGATATTTTCTGGTGTAGAAACCATATATCCACCAGCATTAGCTTGCATTAAAGCCGTAAGTAGTGTTTGTGTTGCCATAATCGTAGACTCTTTAGTGGCAATGCTAATACCAGCATTAACAACCAAGTCGAAATTACCTGTCAAATCCTCTGGATTAATCTTCAAAGACTTATTTGTTAAGCGAATTACTGTATTTTGGTCAATAAATTTTTGATTTAAAGAAACCATAAAGCGGAATAACTCATAAATACCAGTCTCTGCAAACATACGAGCAATTAACTCTAATCGTTGAGAGCTTTGTCCTAAAATTGCAGAAATACCAGTGGCAGTTTTGTTCAAGCTGTTAGCATCTAACCCTTGGTTATACCTAGTAATACCAGTTCTGTTCTCTTTTTGCCCCTCAATGTACTCTAAAAACTGGAATGTTTGAGGGGATAAAGGGTGAACTGGCATTGGCATAGCTACTTCATTAAGGCTATGTCCAGATTTCATGCGAATTACCTTACGACCTTGGATGTAATCGTCAATATTGATAGCATCTTCCGCTAATAGCATTTTAGGGTCGTTGTTTAGGGCAACATTTTGCATGATTTGGCGTGTTAACGCCACTTTTAAGTCTTGTAATTCTCCAATGAGCTCTGCATAAGAGCGTTTTACCCAGATACGATGAGGGTCTTTTGTTGGGGAAATCGTGAAAAATGGGTGTCTACCCATGTAGTTTTGCTCAATACGAATGATAGTATCCCCACAAATGGTGATAATCATGTCTTCTAAGATGCCATCTCCATTAATGTCCATCTTTGTATAACATTCGTAAATCACAACCTCTAATCTAGCTTTATCTTCTTGGTTAAAGGTTAAGTCGTTATATTTGTCTCCAATTACCTGTTCAATCGGGCTTTCAATTTTACTTTGTCTAAAGTCTTCTGTCTTAATTTCGTCAATATTTGCATATACGCCCTGTGCTTCCCTCTCTCTTAAATAAGACATCGTTACCTTTCTTTTTTGGGCAACGAAGTTAGCCTCTTCGAGAGACTTCGCATCAGAGGAATAAATGAAATCGCTCACTAAAATATTCTCAATTTTAGGAGCGTTTTTTACGTAATAAGGGGATTGATAGGTAACAACAAAGTCACCGTAAATATCTGGACCTTCAATTGAAACAATAGGCACCCCTGTTTGTTGGAGTGCCTGTAGTGCTTCGTTATTTAGGGTTGTTTGTTCAGTAGTGTACCCCTCTGTCCTTTCCCAATAACACTTGATGATGCCCATGCCTGTAATTAAAGCATCCTTCATCCAGTTATATAAGATAGGAAAGAATTTATTTTGACGTTGTAACTGATACACCAAAAGCTCTTGCATTGTCTCTGCTTTTGTATCATCTTCTTCTGTTACTCCAGCGATAGTAATAACTTCATCACTGCCCGTGAACACCTTCATTAGAGATGGCAATGCCCACTCAATGGTGTCAGCTACGTCTGTGGAAACTAAGTCGGAAGTTTTAGATAAAATTGGAAAGCGATTTCTATAGTAATCTTTATCAGCGTAATAGATTTCATAACGCTGTTTTACCGTTGGTTCAACAACGGAAGCCTGGTAGGCTTCTGCACTAGCAATGTCTGCTTGAATCCGCCTAACTATTGTCTTATCAAAGTCATTCAGAATCGCTTCTTCATTACTTGTACTACCTAACTGTAAAATATCGTCCAATTATACTCTCCTAGAAAATACAAACTACATTTGTTTGTTTCATTAAATAATATTTAGAGCCATCAACCTTAACCTCTTGGTAATCGTGCCCAAACTGGATTTTGTCATTTTCTTTGACTTCGTTATGGACCCATTTACCATGGTTAAAAGTTCCTTCTCCTGCTTTGTAAACAGTTCCAGTTAATACTGGCTCATTTCGTGTACCAAGGTACAGACCGCTTTCGCTAATCTTTTCTTTTTCTTCATCTGGAATGACTAATACGTTATCGAATAATACTTTCATTACATAGCTCCTCCGTATGGTATGTCTTCTGTATAGACTGTATTGAACCCGCCTGCTGGTGGAATAGCAATCTGATTATGGTAAGAAAGTGCATCAATTAAATCATCATGCAATCCACGAGGGAAGCTCCCCAACTCACTTTCTAATTCAGTTAAGAATTTAGCCCCCATAGGGAACCAAATAGTACCAGCCTTGAACCGTGGTTGCAATGTAGCAATCCTAAGTTCTTTACGGCTAGATGCCTCCAAGTCTTTCACTGTGAACCAGATATTCCGTTTTGGCATTTCTTTTTCCAAGTAATGTTTTACAGAAGCTTGATAAGCTACTTTCTCTACACCCACGTAGAGTGGCTTGTACTTCTGATACGCTCGGAAAATGGCATCAATGGTTTGTGATGGGTCATACCTATCATAATCAATATCCAATATAAACCAGTGGTTATCTTTATTGACTGCAATCGTACAGATTACCGTGTAGTCGGCACTCTCTTTTTGTGAGATGGCAAGGTCAACCGTCGTATAAATAGAACACCCCTCCAGTTTCAATTCTGTCGGTGCGTAATACTTATAATATTCTTTCTTGAACATTTGTCGTTCTGGGGAAATAGCAATACACATTTTCTCCCGTTCCCAAATGTCCAGTTTACCTAACGCTCGCCAATTCTCTTTCTCTTGGAGAATCTGCTCCGCAGACCACCTTTCTTCCCAATTCGATTTACCCTCACCATTCATTACGGGTATTCGCAAGGCATCAAAATTAAGAAGGTCTTTATTTGTGATAACCTGTTCTATCAAACATTTTTCACCAAGGTTATTACCAATCATAAAGATTCGTGTGTTCTTCCCTAAGAACAACACGTCCGATAGGAACCAATCATAATCATTTGTCTGAATCGTATCAGACAAGGAATCAGTTACGTCTTGAGGGTCATCTATAATAACGATAGACGGACGTCTATCATTCCATAATAAACCACGTATAGAAGAACCTTTGCCGTAGGCTTCGATTCTTACGTTTACGTGCCCCCCTCCCCCATCTTTAACGATTACCTCAAAAGCTTTCTCTGACTGTTCCTTCACCTTCACTAAGTTCAGTGTGAACAACTCGTCCGTAACGTACTTCGTTGCGATTTCTTTTAACTGTTTACTAGCCTTCGTCTGGTTAGCCATAACGATTACGATGTAATTGTTTTTCTTATTTGGGTAAACCAACCGATACAGTGGAAATGCATTCAATACAAAGGTACTCTTTGCTGACTCTCGGAACCCCTCGATAGCATAGTGTTTCTTCCCGTGTAATAGGATGTCACTCCAGGAATAATGAAACCAAGCATACGGGACTTCTTCGTCCTCTCCCACAGGGAGAAATAGCCTTTTAAATGAAACTAAATTTTCTTTTCCTTTTCTAAAAGCCTCAGCTATCTGTTCTACTTCTACAGAATGATTCATAATTTCACTCCTCTCGAAATTCTACTATTTCAGACAAAATTTCGATTTTGTAGAACTCTTAGGTAGGAATCAACCTACCAAAAGAAGGAAAAATTATTTAATTTCTGTACCCTTTATCTCTTATGTATAGATAACAGTATATAGAAGCCCCACCCTAGTATGTACCAGTACCTAATTTTATTTTTATTAAAAGATACCTACGTTCGTATTAGTACTCCTTAAAAAGAAAGCCCTACCCTACCTACCAATTATTTGGCTGCTAAAAGGTTTTTGGAACGTTTTATTTTCTTGCCAAAAGGGTCTCTATACGGGGCGGGGCGGACACGGGACCCCCGTTTGCGAAGCCCCACCTAGCCACCTACCATGATAAACAAGCCACCTTTTTCAATCCTAAACCTAAAAGTAATAAAAAGTGTAACCTATCTACGGCAAATAAGCCAACAAACCGTATAACTAAGCCATTTCTAGCACATGCCATGACCCATGGTATAGTGTAACCATCGAAAGCAACCACACAACCTACTACGGTAGGCGGTACACTCGATACTGTTCTTTGATAACTGAATACAGAAAAGGTCGCTTGTTTTATACAAGGGTGCTTGAAAGTCACAATATATCTTTGACTAATTAAAAATCCTACATACGTAGGTAGAAAAGGTAACATAATGACTATTCAACGTACAACAAACAAAACAAGCCGTAAAAATTTAGCAAGTAACCAATTTAAGTTTGATGAAAGCAAGGGCTTGCTAACATTGGCAATCAAATGTCAATTATCCGACGATGGTAAACGCCTAGTCTTTTCGGATACGGCTACAAAAAAAGCCAAATCTACAAAGACTGACAAAGAGTATACTCTTACTGAGTTCGTGGATGAACTAGGGAATACAATTACCCTATACAAAGCAAGTTTAGACTATGCACCAAAGGTAAACAGTGTACAAGCCAACAATGACGAATTGATTACTGAAAATGAAGCTTTAAAATCAAGTTTAGCTACAGCCTTAGCACTTTTAGAAAAAAATGGTATCAAATTAAAATAACCTAATTTTTTAAACAAGGCTTTCAAGTACTCTTATATAAAGCAAGTGACCACCAACGTTATAAAAAAGAAAAGAGGTAAAATCATGAAAAAATTAGAACTTGAAAAGGTGAATGCCAATGCATTCACAATGGTAGTGAATGGTATAGAATACCATTTCAAAAAAGAAATGCAAAACACCGACTTATTAGAAATGTTACAAGGTTTAGAGGTACAAATGGAGTACCCTACACCAAACGAAGAAAAGCAAGCACAAAAAACTATTAAATACTTGATGGTGTGCTTTGTAAATAATAAAGTACCTAACACTTTAGAATTAATTAAAAGAATTTAGAGGGGGAAACCTCTCTTTTTTTTTATGTCCATTTATCGAACATATATTCATTATTGATAATCAATGATAACCATATTTATATATAGTTATCGTTATCATGTACTATTTGATACTTGACTTTTTCTAACATCCTATGCACATCATGCAAATTTTTACGGCTTTTCATTCGATTTTATAGTACATCTATATCATATTTACTACATGCCTTTACCTTTGATTGGTAAAGGCTTTTTTTATGCCTATTTTAATCTAATAGGCTATATCATGGTATATCTAAATTCCATATATTCAATTTAAGACACTTTATAGGCTGTATAAGGTGCTTTATATCCTTTATAGGTATAATTACACTAGAAAGGTATAAAACAAGGCTTATAAACGATTTTAGAGAGTTTTATTATATGATACAAATATTCTATTATATTCTCTATTACTGATACGGTATAGGCTTTTATATATTGTCTATTCCTCTATATATACTATTACTGTATAGGATAGTAGAATTTTATAGATTTCCTCGTTTTTGCCTTATGGATACTATTTTATAAGATTGCCTATATATTTCTTTGTATTCGTTCTATTCCCTATCACTATATAAGGCGTAGGCATTCGCCTACATGATACATAGTATCATGATTTTTTATATTAATTCTCAATGATAATCATTTGACTATCTTTTAATAGATACTACAAAGTATGTAACCATAATCCATACAATTATGATTGACTTATAAGTTATTATTCGTTGTAATTATTGACTATCCGAGTCAAGGCGAACACGGCACAAACCGCATGGTTGAGCCATTTCCTAGACCAGCCGTGTCATGTGGTAAGCTGTTAGCAGGTCGAACGAACCGACGGTACACGATACACAGTACCACGGTCTCACGACCACACGTACCCACGTACATGCACACACGTGCATGTGAGTACTTAAAAAAAATATACTTGACTTATTAGTTAAGTTAAGTGTATCATATGTGTAGCTCGTAATGAGCTCTATTTTTATAGGCTTCAACTTTACTTATTAGTTAAGAAAGGAGTAAATTATGGACGAAGTCGTAAAGGTTCACGGAGAGGAACACGTTATTTTAGAACAACGTGGCTCTATCTTCAATCCTAGGTTTATTGGTCGCTCTATAGAAACAGGGCGTATCAACAAACTGAAATTAAACAGGAAAGGGTTAATTAAATATTATTGGGACTTAACCCTTCAAAGCCTTTTGTGTTTAGGCTACTTTACCTTATTTATTTTGTATTTAGCCGTATTTGGCTGAGGAGGAACTCATGGAAAAACAACTTTTTAAAATCAATGGCAGTTTATTTACTAAAAAATATTTAGCCGAGAATTATCTCGGTCAACAAATTATCGTGTTGGAAAACACCGAAAGCGGCAATTTAATTCACATCCCTTTAAAGGAGTTACCTGCTCCGTATGTTCCTAACTACGTGAACATTAAGGAGGGTCAATATTATGTGTTAGATAACAGCGTCCACTACAACTATGATGACCGCACATTCGACATTATGGACGGTCATATCCTTCTTGATACAGAAAATAACCCAGTACAAGAAGGAAAAGTTTATAGATTTTATGACCGTATTGTGGTTCCGACACATCGTTATTTACGGTCTTTAGTAGGGACCGTAAGTTTAATGGATGGAGAGTTCGACCCTAACGTGAAAGTGAGTTCACTAAGTGGTGAGTTACTGGCGGACACAGTGTATGTTTCCCATTTGGGCTGCAAATTCCCTTGCAATAGAGGCGAAGAAGGAATTGCACAATCCACAATCAGTGGCAACTGGTTTTTACTTAGAGATGTGAAATTCTTTGAGGGAGAGGACGTTGTTGTGAGTAGACAAGATATCGAAGAAAAAGCGACTGAGGATTATTTTATATGTGTAAATTGTGATGACATTCATCATATGGACGACTGCACAATCGTATACGGTGGTGACAAAGTTTGTGAAGACTGCATAGACGAGGATTATGTATACTCCAACTTAATGAATGAGTACATTCGTACCGACGAGGCGTTCTATTACGCAGACGACCAAACATTCTACGACAATCCAGTTCACGAATCTTGCCGTGATAATTTCGGTTGGCAGTCGGACGTAACAGGAAACTGGTACTCCGATGATATTGAGGTGCTTGTTACTGCTGACGATTATCGCTATGCCTACGGAGAAGAAGGCGACTTGTATTGGTGCGAACAAGAAGAAGAGCATTATTACTCCGAAGGCAACATGCCTGAAGGTCTTATTCGTGGCTACCACAGTCGCCCAAGCCTTAAATTCTTCGGGGAGGGTCCTAAATATTTTGGTCTTGAATTAGAGTGCGACGGCTCTTGTGCGAAGGGAACTGATACAGACGTTCTCCATATCTTTGAAGGGCATATGGATAAATTCTACTTTAATTCAGACGGTTCCTTGTCTCATGGGTTTGAAGCCATCACTCACCCAATGTCCCCTAGCGAGATGCTTAAAATGGATTGGAAGCAAATCTCTGAGCGTATGGAACGTCGCTACTACGATAACGACCGTGATACGGCTGGGATTCATATCCATATCAGCCGTCGTTTTTTTAAAGACGAGAAAAATATCGGACGATTAGTCCGTATGTTCTCCGAGAACTATAGAGATATGGTCAAATTTGCACAACGTCCTTATTCCAGTGCAGAACGTTGGGCTGACCGTGTTGGTGGTTCCTCTCGACAGTATGCAATCGACTGGTACCAAAATGCTTACCGTGCTGGTCGATACACAGCCGTCAATCTTCGGAACGACGAAACCGTAGAAATACGTATCTTCCACTCTCTACCAGATTGCAATCATATCAAAGCCTGTATTCAGTTGGTAGACGTATTGAGTGATATGGCGAATATCGACCGATACCAATTTGGTTGGGACATCGTAAATCGAAAAGCCAAAGACAAAGGCTATACGGAGCTACAAAGTCGCCTACTGGATTTGGGTTTTGTAGAGGCTTAATGGTTGTGCCCCTCCATTGAGAGGGGCTTTACCAAACAAACAAATTTTAAAATTAATGATTTATAAAAAAAGGAGAATTACTATGTGTGTTATTGCAGTTGTTAAACGTGGATTTGAAATGAATAAAGAAGAATTGGAAAATTGTTTCCGTGGTAATCCAGACGGTGCTGGAATGATGTACTACGACGAGAAAAAGTCGCTAGTACATATCAAAAAAGGATTCTTCACTTTTGAAGATTTTTGGGCAGAGGCTAGTAAGTTACCAGACTCCATTGATAGGGTCTTCCATTTCCGTATTGCCACTAGTGGGGCTATTTCCCCAGAGACGTGCCATCCATTTGCAGTATGTAATGACTACAAGCAAATGGGCTTGCCTAATAACTGGTGCAAAATTGGGATGGTACATAACGGAATTATGTCCGATTATACCCCTAAAGGCGGTATGAAAGCTAAACATAGTGACACTATGCAATTTATTAAAGAGGTAGTCAACCCCCTAGGTAGTGCTGTTTGGAATACAGCTGTACAAGAATTGTGGGAGTCGGCGATGGGAACTAACAAATATGTGTTAGTCGGCGATGGTCAGTTATCAGTAATTGGCAACTTTGTACAATCCGAAGTATCTGGAGCTCTCTACTCCAATACAAGTTATGTTGGGTATCGGTACAAAACAACGAGTGCTATTAAACCCTGGTACGATGATAGCTACTACGATAGCTATTACTGGAACTCCACTCCTTCCTATGGTTGCCAAACAACAAAAAAAGAAGTCAAAAAAGAGATGAATATCAATTTTGGCAAGAATGATACCACAATGTCAACTGATGAGTTTGGCATGAATTACTTGCCGATTGAAGTTTGGACTGGGAAGATGGACGACGAAAAGTTAGATGAGTTTTTGGACGAAGCAGAGTACGAACTGTGTTCATACGACGTCTCTATCCTAGATATTCAAATCAAAGAGTTTTCGGTGGTGTTATATGTAGACACAGTCCCAGACGATTTACCGTCAACAATCGTCAACAAAAAGTGGTTACATGGTAACTACGAATACACTATTAAGTAATTAGAGAGGGGGTACATCCCCCTCCATTTTTAAAAGGAGAAATTTAAAATGAATTTAGTAGAAATTACAAGAGATTGTGGGTTATTAGATACAGGGCGTTTAGCCGACGTAATTTTATACGAAATATGTTCTCAAGTATCTTGCTTTTGCGAACAAGAAAAAAATAATGAAATTATCATGGATTTATTAAACCAGTCAATTTTAGATTGTGACGACCCACAAATCTCACGGGCTTTTGATGTAACTACTATGGTTGGCTCTAGGGAATTATTCTTATATTTAAGTGAGGAACAAGTTCCACTATCGGAGTTTATGACTCATGCACAATACGAAGAATTTCCCTTCACACATGTGTGCATGGTAAATAAAAACGAGTTCTTGTTCTTCACAATGGAAGATATTTCTAAGTTTGTCGAAGTAGCTAAGTGGTATTTGATTGACAATTTAAAAAGAGAGGTATTGGATAAGATTTTTGTGGGACTTGATTACGAATATTAATTATAAAAAGGAGATGTTAATTATGAATATTCTCAAATCATTAGATATAAATGATATTGGACTTGTTATTAAAGAGAATTTAAAACATCAAATCAAAGAGTTATTAGATAACACCCCCTCTTCTCTAGATAAAGTAGCCTTTGTAAACGAGGGGGTAATGGAATACGTAATTCGGTATGGGGATATAGGACACTCTATTGCGTTTCATTTAAAAAGTACAAGAGATAAAGAATTTCTATTGAAATACTTTGAAAAAAATGGAATGAGTTTATTAGACTTTTCAAAAGCATATTCAGAATACTGCGATGAACAAGACTTTGTAATAGTTTTTCCAGAATCTCAAGAGTTTAGGTTTTTTGATGAACAGGAAATAGCAGAATATGTAAAAGAACTAGTCCCTTGTTTAGTGGAAGTAGCCTTTAGTGATTTTATCCGTAAGATTTTAGGAGAGTAACAACATGAGAACAGATTATAGCAGAGGACCTAGACGTAAACGAACTGTAAGAGCTTTATTTTATGACAAAAGTACCTCAACTTTCCGACCACTAACAGTCGGAGCTTTGAATGATTTGCTACAGGAAAACAACCCACAATATGAAGTTGGTATTAAGAAAACTAGTACTGTAGAAAACAAAAAATCCGTTCAAAGATATGCTATCAAAGTAAACGGAGCCGTTCGTCAAATTTTTAAAACACTAGACGAACTTTATAAATACTTGTATTGGGAGCAAAAACACGGAAAAGTTCCCTTATTTTTAAAGGACTACAGCTTAATTGGGGTACAGTACTCCGTGATTATCAATGTTCCGCAATTTATTTTAGAAGAGGTGTAACATGAGTTTACCACTACTACCGCATCAAATTGAGGGAATTAAGTACATCCTAAACAATTCCTCTGCCTATGTTTGTGACGATATGGGCATGGGGAAAACTAGGACAGTAATTGAGGCTATGTTTAAAAGAGGGGCTTTCCCAATACTAGTGGTTTGCCCCGCTAGCTTAAAAATAAACTGGAAAAACGAAATAAAGAGGTGGATTGGCATTGATGTAAACATCGACGACCTACACTCCCCTATCATAATCACTAACTACGAAAGGATGAAAAAACATAAGTTACAAATCCCTAAATTAGGGATTAAACAAATTGTGCTTGACGAATGTCATTGCTTTAAAAACCCAAAGGCACAAAGAACTAAGATAGCTTTACAATGGAGCAAAAGCATTCCCTATAAAATTTTAATAACGGGAACTCCAATGCTAAATCGTCCTGTGGAGATGCTAACCCAAATGCAAATTTTAAATAACATTCATTTGTTAGGTGGAGAAAAAGAATTTTTAAAACGATATTGCTCCCCTAGAAACAGCCAATACGGTATTGACTACAGTGGATTTAGTAATCTAACTTCCCTACATAAAAAAATGGAAAAAATATGGTTGCGTAGAACGAAGAAGGATTTGAAGAACGGATTACCAGAAAAACGAATTGTCCCTATTCCTATTATGGAATTAGAGCAACCGTCCCCAAAAACCTTTCAAGATATTGAAAGGTTCGACAAAGCCGTTACGCAACAGAAGCTTGCAATGTCTGTTGACTTTATCCAAAACTTACTGAACAAAGGCGAAAAGGTGGTTGTATTCGTACACCACAAAGAAATAGGAAAGCAAATTAACTTAGTGTTTCCAAATAGTTCTGTTATCGTAGGTGGTCAATCACCTAGTATCAGACAAAGAAACATAGATAACTTCCAATTAGGGGATACCCCCTTGATTATCTGTAGCTTGCAAGCTAGTGCAGTAGGCTTAACACTTACAGCTAGTCGCTGTGCGGTGTTTATAGAGTACCCTTGGTCCCCTACCCTACTACGTCAAGCACAAGATAGGGTTCACCGCCTAGGGCAAGATAGAGATGTGTTTATCTACTATTTATATGCAACCAAAAGCATTGATGAGTACAGAATGAATACATCTAATTTTAAAGAGGTGATTATTAATAAAATTATAGGAGACTAAAATGAAAACAGATTTTGATAAAAAATTAGTGAAAGGGGCTAGATTATACTTAGTTAGACGATATGACGGAGGTTCCTACCTTGTTTCTTTGCGGTCTAGTTACAGAGAATTTTCCCTGTATACTGATGTAATTTTGGAATACGCAAGAGGGGAAAGAAAAAACGAAATGGTTTGTGTTTCTAATAATGATTTATCTAGCCATAACAGTATGAATGAAGTTTATTTAGTTGTAGAGGAATATTAAGATGGACAAAATGGAAACAGATTTTTTCAATAAGTTAAAAATAGGTGCTTTACTAGTAATTGCTAAACCAGACCAGCTACATGTAATGAGGTTTTTGGAAGACTATAACAAAAACTCCCGTCGTACACAAGTATTTTTAAAATATAGGTATTCGGAACCATGTGCCGACAACGGTATATTGCTCAATTCTGCATTAAGAGATGAAACACCCAATGGAAATGCATATGTCGTTACGGAGGAATTTTAAAATGCGTAAAAGGAACCGATTTGAATTTATAAAAGAACACCTAAAAAAAGACAATAGATTAGTGATTGTATATCCTCCTACTAGATTCGCACATGAAGAAATACATTGGGACATTTTGTTATTGAGGGAAGATTGTTGGAATCCAGAATGTTCAATGAGAGTCTCTAGGGAATATATAAACGGAAAATTTAGAAACGAATCGTGTGCTGTGCATACATGGAAATTGTATACAGGTGAAATTAATGTAGACGTTTACCTGATTAAGGAGGAATTTTAATGGATAAGTTAAGTTTTTTAAAAGAGCACTTCAAAAAAGGAAATTTAGTGGTGTGTGTGAGTGGAATAAAGTCTCGTTGGATGATTTGCGAACTTTTAGAGACTTACAAAGAAGGCTTTGAATGGTTAGATATTGAAAGATATTACAAAAACGGAATATTCTCTCCTTTAATAACCGAATTACACTTTAGAAATAGATTTTTAGAAGAGACAGGTACTAATCTATATGTCGTAATAAAGGAGTTTTACTATGATTAATACAAACTTTAGACAAGGGGCTTTTAAAAGGGGTGACGAACTAGTTATCATTGACCCTTGTAACCAAAATAACTGGGGGATTGTTCACCTTCTTGATAACTATGGAATAACTAGAGATATTAATGTTATATATCTTTATGATTCTGTTTGGTCTTATGAAGGTAAGAGAGAAATGGACACACAATTTGTAGATATGTTTCTTGGTGTTTATAAAATAGTAAGGGAGTTTTGTTAATATGACTGATGAACAATATTTATCACAATTTTTAAAAAAAGATAGTTTATTTATAATTGCAAGAATGAACGGGAGTCTTGTAGTTAGAAGAGTTCTACAAGACTATATTCCTGATGAAGAATATATTTATACAGAAGTTACTGAACCAGATTCTAAATCCTACAATTCTAGTGTAGGTTATACAGCTTTAGCTAATAATTACAAAGAATCCTTCATTTTTATAGTAAAAGAGGAGTATTGATATGACACAATTAGAGTTTGCATTAAAGCACTTTAAAAGAGGAGTAAAGATTATTAGAACAGAGGATAAAATTATCGACTTCTCTATAGCAGAAATGTTATTTGATGTGACGGAACTAGATACACACATTCTTGTTAATTTATGGCAGTCTAGAACCCCACAACAGAAAGAATTGTGTTGTTTCGAGGCAGGGTATATTAAAGGAGAAAAAACTGGATTTAATTTTTATTTAGTTAAGGAGGAATACTAATGACAAAGTTAGAATTTGCAAAAGAGATTGTAAAAAAGGGAAATATAATTATTGAACTTGGAGAATGTAGTTCTTACCTTGATGTGTATAAACTAATGGGAACATATAATTCAAACGAAGAGCAAATAAAAGCTGATTTACTATATAGTCATGGGAATCCTTCGTCTAATTATAGGGTAGCTTTTAGTATACGTCACTTAATAAACGAAAGTACAAATCGTTTTAACCATTATATTGTTGTGGAGGAATATCAATGAGATATAAAGTATATAGTCAAGGGCTTTTCAAAGAAGGAGATATGTTAGTTGTAATTGACCCAGTAATGGATAATGATTGGGATATTTTAATTTTACAAGAAGATTACGGAAGACATAAGGAGGTTGAAGCTACTTTAATTTGCGAAGATGGAGAGCCATGCAATGTAGAAAACCACTTTTTCAACACGATATGGTCAGACACTTTTTGTGATATTTATCTAATAAAAGAGGAGTTTTAAAAATGGACAAAGACTTTAAAAAGAGACTAACAAAAGGAACTTTATTATTTGTAATTAAGAAACACCCTAAAAAAGAGCTTGTTGTTGAATTACTTGAAGATGTAGGAATCCCTGCTTCCTACTGCTCTGTAAGATACTTATATAGAAATGGAGCCCATGTATCTTTGGAAGGAGCAATGCTAGGGGTATGTTTCTATCCAGAATACGCAAAAGCATACGACACGTACATTATTACCGAGAAGTATTAAGATGATAGAAAAAGAATTTAAAGAAAAATTAAAAATAGGGACATTGGTGTTCATGGTAGAAAAAGATACCAAAAATCAATATGTTGTAAAATTACAAGAAAATATAGAGAGTGCTGAAAGTTTTTATTATGTAAGATTCTTATGCAGAAACTTTCAACACCTCTCTTTTGTGGGGATGTTGCTAGGGGTGACTTTTTTACCAGGATGCCAAGACGCATATGATACGTATATTATTACGGAGGAATTTTAAGATGAACAAAGAATTTACAAACGAAGAATTAATTGAAATCATTGTGAAATTTAAAGAGGCTATTCTCTACATTAGAAACAATAAAAATATTTGGTATGGCGAGGTTGGTCGATTAGACAAAGCACTGTCTGACATTCGTCACTGTGCAGAGTTTAATTACCCAAATACACCAGAGGACAGAGACTATCTCTTAAAATTATTAAATACCGTATCCACTTCACGGCGTGTATTCCGAGACAAGCAAGACTTGTTCGTAAACGTACATAACGCTATCGAGGATAGTAGACCATTATTTGAAGCTATTGATAGCATGGTTTACAAGAAAAACCTTATGGATAAAGGTAGGGTTTATAACCCTAGAGAGTTAACCTCTCTATTTAAAAAGAATCACAAATAAAAAAGTGGCGGAGTTTATTCTCCGCCTTTTTTATTATCTAATTTGTTTAATCTATGAATTAAGTCAATCGCTACTTGCGTTCCTGTTCCTATCTCTCTTGTAGTTGTCTCTGTTTTATTTACTGGTGCTAGACCCGCTCTATCTAACCAATCCTTGATTGCCCCTAGCTTAGCAGTCTCTGATTTTGCGTTCATAACAAGTTCTAGCAGCTCGTTAGCAACCATATCTGCCTGTTCAATGAACTTCCTATCCATAAACCGTTTGTAATCTTTCATAGACTCTTTCACAGCAGGGTTATTTTTTTCTGGGTCTACCTTTAAGCTAATATTAGCTATCTTTTTGGCTTCCCTTTCACTTCCAGTGAGTGCTTTAGCTTGCATATATATCAAATCCTTTTCTGTAATAGGCTTGTTCTTCTTCCGCCCAGGTTTTCTCTTAGGCATCAGTACCTACCTCCATTAAACTTTCTTTTGCTTTACGAATACGCCTCATTTCCCAAATGCGTTCGTTTAATTCGTCTGTTGATAAAGCCGATACAAATGTCCAACCATTCTGCAATAGTAGGAAACTTTTTGCTTTTCTTCCTTTTGTCGCTCTATACACTTTCCCTTGTCTCCAGTACTCTCTGTACATTTCCTTTACTGGAGCTAAGTTCATAGGGAACATAGCATATACTTCACGTAAAGCTACTTTGTAGCCGTATCCTAAGTCTAAAAACATATCATCTATAAGCATGTTTACATCTCCAAATAATCTTTCAAACTACCATATTCTTCATCGTATAATTTCATGACGGAATTAACTTCTGTTATTACTCTTTTGGTTGTCTTATACATTACTGATTTACTTTTATTATATTTTTTAGCCATTCTTTCGATACTGATACCTAGGATAAATCTATCCCTAAATAGCTCCCAATAATTAGGATTTTGTGTTTTAAGGTAATCCATTACCCAACATGCAAAGTGAAAAATACGTTCTTTTTCTTCTTTATCTATTAATATCTCCTCTGGAGACTTTCCATTGACGTTCTCTCCATATTTGAGGGTCTTAAATATCTTTTCTGCTATTCTTAATTCTTCTACTTTCAATGAATATTCGTATATAGCCGTCGTACGATTGATTTCCTCAATCGCATCTGCTCCTTTATCCTCGTACATTGAAATTGCTTCTAATAAGATTGACTCTTTCACAATACTCTCTCCCTTGTATCAGGAGATAGCCCTTTGGGGCAAGAACTACAGTGTTTACAGTACACTATCTTTCCTACCCCAATGTCCTTGCCTTTTTTATACTTAATGCGTTCTGCTTGTTTTAAGTATCTTACGTTTCTTGATTGCCCTTGCAAATACAATTCTATGTCATTTCTATTCTGTCCTTCTACTGCTACCGTATAAAATTCGCCTGTATTGCCGTAGTCAATTACAAAGTAATGAACCACGTTACCTCCTATGCTAATTCATATAACTCTTTAAATATTTCTGGGTCACATGGGTATTTTTCTCCATTAACTCCAGTAATAATCCAGTCACCTGGATTTGTTCTTACTACTCCATTAAGAGTTAGTAAATACCGTGTACCGTCACAAACGCGACCAACTAATTTATTAGGCTTGTGAATGATTTCTACATTCTCTAAACTGTCCTCTAATTCTTGTGCCATATACATTCCTAGATACAAAGCGTAGTCTGAACGTAAAATCTCAAGGATTGGTCTTACCTCGCACAAATGACGAGACAACTCTTTACTAATATCTTTTGGCAAGTTTAATTCCAACGTATTATTTTTAGGTCGATAACAATAAGCCACGATTTGACCTTTGTCGTTGATGTCAATGTCTTCGTAATTATGAAATAATAATTCTGCCAAGATACTAGCTACTGCAAATTTTGTTTCTTCTAATTTCATTTTTATTCTCCCGTACTTCCTATACCACCTGTGCGAACATTGTCACTAATCTTATCATTTTCTACTGTTAAGTATTTTTGAAAAATCCCTTGTGCAATACGTTCACCTTTTTTAATCGTTACTTTTCCATGCGTTGTATTTCTCAACGCAATCATAATGTGACCTTCATTATCTAAATTATTATAGTAATCTGAGTCAATAATTCCAGTTCCATTTGCTAATACCAACCCACGTTTAATTCCAATGCTAGACCGAACGTGAATTGCTAAAAACTCATCATCATGCATATAAGCTTTTAATCCTGTTGGTATCAGCTCCGTACACCCTGGACTGATGATAACGTCACGAGCTGACTCTATATCATACCCCGCTGAGGTTTTAGTTTTTCTTGTTGGCAATTTAATGTCTTCACAGATATAGTCTGATACTATTTCAAAACATCTCATTTCTCACCTCTAATAGATAAATACACCAGTACTCCTATTAATAGCCATATGCAAAACAAATATACACTATACACTAGTTCCATTGTTAAGCTCCTTTATAATCGGATTTTTAGCTGTAGCTTTATGTACAGAAAAATCACAACTAACTTCCTTGCAACCAACACAAATACCTAAGACTTCTTGATTGAACAATGTAGGATACTGTGCGTTTAATTGCTTGTAGATTTCAATAGCTAATTTACGGTGTTCGTCACTCGCTCTGTTGCAGACTCTTTTCTTTAGGTATTCAAGCCAACAGCGAAGATTCCCTGTAACCGTTAGCTTTACGTTTGTTCCTAATGGTAACACGTACGATGCAATCTCTACTGGGACTCCACTAGCAAGTAGGTTTTCAAATTGCATTGAAATAGCACCATATGCCATTTTCATCTTTGTTTTTTCTACTCCGCTCAATTTGTCAAAGCCATTATAGAATCCATTTCCAGTGATATTCATTCCTCTTGTAGATTGAACTGTGAACGAAAAATGTCTATGTCTTGTAATTTGTGCCAAACATTTTTGACTACAGATAATGTCAAATGTTACATCTGCATGCTCTAATAGAGATAAATGTCCTGCTTTTACAGCCTTGATAAGAGCTGGTTCCTTACACTTCATTCCATAACAATTACCCATAGCGTAATAGCATTTTCTTAGGGTCTCTGCCCATTTTAAAGTTGCTTTCATTTATATGCCCTCCCCGTCTTTTTTATTTCTTTTTTTAAATTATCCATTAGATTGAAATATGGATTTTACTTTTTTGTTCCCATTCCATTTTTTTCTTTATATGCTCTTGCATTCCTTCCTTGAACGATTTGAGAATGTTTTCAATTTTATTAACAGAATATTCTAATACTTCCCCATCTTGCTCTATCTTACAAAAATATTCATATCCATAGCCAAATCCTCTATCCTCACTAACATTAACTGAATTTTTATGAACGTCAATCATGTATCTAACACCATTGACTTCCTTGCTTTTACTAAACCCAAAGAGATATTTGTTAATTTTAAGATTATCGACAATATAACGCTCTTCAATCGTTGGTATTAAAGAAAAGCTAACTAATTCATCCATCTATTTCACTCCTTATATGCTCTTCATTCATTACTAATAGGTAATTTCATTTGTACACCTTTCCTGTCTTTTTATTTCTTTTCCCGATTTTCCTAATCCTAGAGTGATTCGCTCGTTTTCTACATACATAGTACGTTCCACTGTGGCTACTCATCCGATATGTATCAAAATAATAATGCCAATATAGTTTCCCGTGTAGTAATAAAAACTCTTTTCTAGGTGTTATTTTTGCAATGTCTTTTATGTGTTTCATTGTCCTAGTACTTCTACCATTAACCATTGGCGACCAAATTCAATAGCTTCGTCATAGCTATCTACAAAGATGTCTAATCTATCTGTATAGCCACCACCAAACCTATCCTTGACCACATACTCTTGTCCGTTAATAAGTACTTTTGTGCCTATCGGTAGGTCATCACTAGCAACCGCACCAACATATGGATATTCTCCATTTGCCATAACGTTGCCCGTATGTGTATAGGCACTTACGTTCATTAATCTTTCTGCTTGTACATCTGTCCCCACAAGGGACAGGGCTAAAGCCAATACGGCTAGAAATATTCTCATATAACCTCCTAGAAACTCATTTTTATATCATCTTCAAGTAACCATTCTTCCTTTTCTCTTGTTTTTTCCGTGTGTAGTTCTCGCCTATTTTCTATATAGCGTTCCATAAGCTCTTTCTTCTCTTCCAGTATTTTTTGAATCTTACACATTACAGAAGGGTAGAAGCGAGCTCCGTTCTCAAGTATTTCTTCGTACCCAGTAGGTTCCCCAATTTCATATTCTTGGAAAATGATTTTTTGCCCTCGAACAACCATTCTATATCGGTCGTAACCTTTGCTTTTAGCCGCAAACCCATCTAAGAATACATTACATTGTAAATCAGAGACTTCATAAATGGGAGCTCCCACACCTCTATCGTATTCGCCATACCATCTGTGTTTTAATTTAAAAGACACGCTGTTACACTCCATCTTTTTCTTCTCCTTTTTGTAATCTAATATATTCTTCCATTTTGTTTTTCTTTTTTCTGATAACATTAACTAGGGTTATTCCGAATAACTCGAAGATGTCATCTCCTTCTGCTACTCCACAGCCACTTGTTGTTCCCTCTTCTTCATCACGGTTAAACACATAAACCCAATCTTCGTGAAACAAAAGAAACTCACTGTCTATTTCATCATCTCCAGATTTGAACTCAGCAAGTAATGGGTCATAACTTAATTCCTCAACTATGTAGCCATCTAATTCTCCTGTTGGTTCATAATCTGGAATGAGTGTGACCTTGATAAAGTCTTCTTCTATCTTAATTGGACCTTCTATCTTTTTAATCCAGTAGAACCAATGATGACTGCCATAATCTATCTCCGTTTCTTCTTTCCCGTCAATAACCCTAATGTATGGATAGTTAGGATAATACTCATCAAGGAAATCTATAATATAATGGATTGCTTCTTTCTCGGACGAAAAGTAGCTTATAAACTCTTCTGATTCGCTATTTCCGTATGTTAATTCGTACATAATTCCTTCTTTCTACACGACTGTGTGCTCTACTCCTCTTTGTTCCCATGCTTTTTTATCTTGTTCTTCTTGTTTTCTTTGTTTTTCTTTATTTTCTGCATACGCTTTAATGGACTGACTGTATCTTGTAAGAAGTCTCATTAACATGTCTCGTTCACTTAGTGATAGAATTTCGTCTTCCCAATAGCCAATGTCGTTTTCACTGGCTCTCCAAAAAATCTTATCTTCGTCCTTTTCTACATTTATATATGTAACCACAACACCATCTTCTTCGATTGATAACTTTGGATACTCATCTGGAAATTCAATATCAGAAGAATAACCCCATGCATCTTTATGAGTTTTCATCATCTTTACTTTGAAATATGTTTTTTCGCCTTGTTGTTTTTCTAACCAAAATGGGTTTAATTTGAATTCGATTAACTTGTTCATAGTTCCTCCTTTATTAATGGTGCCCCAGACAGGACTCGAACCTGTATTAGATAGCTTAGAAGGCTATTGCCATATCCTTTAGGCGACTGGGGCATGGTAGGCTAGTGTATCAGCCTAGTACAAAACCTTAAACCCAACCTGTGAGTAAAAACTTACCCTAGGGTTTTATAACAATTACGGATTAGTCCTTAACTGCTTAATGTAAATGATTAATTTAGTCTTAATGATTAGTAGCTTAATCTAAATGATTAGAGATTAAGGATTACCAGTAAGCCGTTTCTCTATTTACACTTCTTGGCATGATGCTTTTATCAGAAGGGTACGTCTATAATGTTGTACCCCTCTATAAAAGCGAACATATTTGATTCCAACTTTGCTCGCATTAATTTGACGGGACGACAATGTTGGCAACAGCAACCGCCCAGGTTTCTTTAAAGGTTTTTCGATACACTAGCACTTATGTGGATTTGTTGCAAAAGTTATTTAGTGTATATGTGTGATTTTAGTATTCCACAGTGATTTCAGTTACCTCTGTAGCATGTCCTAGAATCGAATCAATCTCTGCCAAATACCAAGCTACATACTCTTTAAAGTATCGTAGGTTTTTAGCAAGGTTGTTCGGGTCTAAGTACAAGACTTCATTAGCAACTCGAATTTCTTCTTCACGTTCTTTAATTTGCTTAGGAGATACTTGTGTAGCTCCCCCAAACTCATTATTAATTCGTGTAACTACAGTTTGCTCTAATTCTTTTTCTTTAGCTTTTTGGGTTTTTGTTGCACATTTTACCTGTTGCATTAGGCTAACAATCAAGGTATCCTGTAAAAAAGCCAAGTATGTTTTTCGAGCAATAGCAGAAGCAAAAGGAAGTTCTTCTGTTTCTTTTTTGCTATGTTCTTTGATTCCGTTAAACTTAGGTAACGTAACCGTATGCATGGCATTAGCTTTGATAATTGCTTTAGCAATCGCCTCACGGCGACGTAATTTATCATTCAAGGAATGGAATACCTTTTTAGCTTCCTCTTCCCAGTCTGATACAATCATTCCATTTAACACCTTTGTTTGTTTCGAGATAACCTCTACGAAGCTCTCATTAGACATTTCAGCGATTTGTTTGTCCAGCAGTTTCTTTTGAGTGAGTGCTGCTCTCACTGTCATTGTTTCTTTTGTCATAATTTTCTCCTAATAATTAATCTTAATATACTTTTATAAACTTGCAAGTTAAGTAAAAGTGGAATAAAAAGGTAGGTTCAACCTACAATCCTATTATAGCACCTTTAACTTAACTTGTCAACACTTATAAGTAAAGTTTTTTAGCGAATTGGACAGACTCCGTTTTCACAACCTTCTTTATCGTCCAGAATCTCATATTCTTTACCCATATTTCTAGTGGTAATCTCCATGTTATTCAAGATTTCTGGGTCAAATTTTCTAGTCTTTTTCACTAAATCGTCATAAGTTTCTTTGGTGCATTCTTCATACGGCATAAGCGGATAATACGTTGAATTACTTTCCAAAAAAGTAACTCCCAGTACATCATTCCAGTTGGTATGTACAAAGTCAACAACCTCCTCCCACTCGTCTGGTTTCACACTGATTGTATTCGATGCGTTATGTTCTACGTAGTTCTTTTGGAACATTAGATATGTTTTTAATTGGTCTACTGCCGATACATCGTTTTTAGTTTTACGAGCCTCTGTCTTACACGGAAAATCAATTACCAATGTAGTCGCATTCTCCATTGTCTGACCCACCTCTGGATGTATCTGCCACCCTAATTCCAAGGCTGTTTTAGCCAATGGGTCACTAGCATTGACACGAATACGTCGAATAAAGTATGGGCTATGTTGATAGTGTACTCCTGGGCTCACGCCACCAGCAATCAAGCTAAGTGTCCCCTCTGGTTTAACACTTGTAACTAACTTAGATTTAGGAGTTCCTAGTTCTTCTGCATACTCATCAGCATAGAATCTAGTCCACTTCTTCATCTCTTCTAAGAAAAGTGCTTCGTTAAACCCTTCTGGTAACATACCAATGAGGTCTTGATACCCTGTGATAGAACAACCTAGTAAACGGTCTCTATGGTGAATCTCGTTCCAACCTGGTAGCTCTAAGTCAACACATGTCATTCGATACCCTGCACGAGCAGATAACCTCAGTGCTTTCTTTAAGTTGGACATATCTACAGCTATTTGACCTTTGTATTTTCCTCTAACGACAAACTGAGTCAAATTAATTGTCGTAAGGTTGCATACTGCATTAGCGGGTAACAAGACTTCACCGCACGGATTTGTACCAGCATAATCTCCCCGTCTTCTTTTAGATTCTGCTACATTAATAAAGCCAGGTTCTCCAGTAGCTCTAATAGAAGCAAAGATTTTCTGCAAATATTCTTTTGTAGGTGTTTCTTCAATGTACAACGAGTTGTTACTCATAAAGCGATGATACTTTTCTGGAGTTAGATTGCTTTTTGCCTCTGTACACTCTGTATCTTTTGGGTCAATTAAAGCAATTTCTGCCGTTCTTCTAACCATTCATTCAATTAGGTTCGCTATTCCTAACCAGTTCTCTTATGAACTTCTGCATGTTACCATGCAGTTTAGACTATATCTTCACTCGTTTAAACGAGGACTCCCGTTTCCACCCGCTTGGGTGTACGGCTTTCGCCTAGTCGTTACACGTTCCCCTATAGGGGCTTCGCTCGGTATTGTCTCAATGAGAGTTTCACCGAATTAGAGAGTTTTTTATTACCGTCGGAGGCATTAGTGTTTACCACCGACTACAACGTTTTGTCCAATTAAATTACAAATATCCAAACAATGAATAGGTCTAAGTTTGCCATCTACTGGTTTAGAACTATATTCACCTTCGGTGATAACTTTGTGAATCTTATTGAACATGTCTTCGATAGATTCGCTACCGCTGGCTGTCCTTTATACCCTCGGTTTCCCGATATTTTAAAAGGGGAGTAGACTATATCTTCACCCACATTTGTGGGGCTATGCACTTCGCAGTTGGGAATTCCACCCAACCGCTACTCCTAAATAGGATAGTCGTTACACCTTACCTATTATCTATAAACAGCAATAGGTCTTGGCACGGTATTGCCATATCATAAAGACTTAGGCTTCCACCGTTAGCACCTTTCGGCACACCCTGCATATACAGGTTCACATAGTTTATTTTGATGCTATTACTAGCAAAAGGGGGCTAATTTAACCTCCGAAAGTCATTAATGGAGTTCCTTTAGGGCGAATCTTCGTAAAGTCGATAATTAACTTTGTTTGTGTTTTCTTGGGATTAGTCATAAAGCGTAGGTAAGTAGCTAATGCTTCTTTCCAACCTTCTTTACTATCCCCTACGATGATATAAGCATGGTCTTTACTTGCTTCAATGTACTCTGTGATAGGGTCTCCCCAAGGCATTCCTTTATGTTTAGTAGTGGTTAATTCTACATTCTGTCTGAATGTAGGTAGCTTCGCTACGTCACTAGGTAAGATTCTAAATCCTACTCCAGTACCAACCATGAGAAGATAAAATAATTCATCAAATGAAACTAAGTTATCAATTACCACAAAAGAGCAATTAAATCCAGCCAATGGAACTTTTTTAGATGCTTCTGAACCACCAATCCATAAGCTACGACCACTAATAAACTGTTTCAGATTATACATGTTATCGAACAATTCTTCTGCTTCTTCCCTAGACGTAGTTGCTAAAGAAGTATTATATTCAACTGCACGAGCACATGTTTCTTTCCATGTTTCTCTTCGATTTTCTTTTGGTAGCCAACGTGAATACGTTCTGTAGTACACAAACTTAGATAACTCTGTCATATGGTCTGGAAAATCTTTATATTTTCCTAGAAATTCCTTGCCTAATTTCACTTCTTCTTTCCTCCAACTTCACGCTTTCTTACTAGTTTTACATCATCTTCTGACCAGAACTTCCCTTTAGGACCTAATACAGAATATGAATGTTTCTTTGTTTTTGGGTTGTACATAATAGACTGCACTTCTATTTCCCCTTTAGGAGTCATAATAATGTCATGCAAATCAATTATTTCTTTACTCATTTGGTTCTCCCTTTAGTCTTTTATATAAAGATGTGCTATGGCGACCAATATTCTTGAAGTAATCAGGCAACATAGCACCCCAAAAAGACACCATAATGAAGCTTAACACCATATCAAAACTAGACATACACTGCCTTTCTTCTAACAAGAATACAACAGGTACTCCAATCAAAACAAAGATAGTCACTAAAAGCATGACAAAGTTTCCAATGGCTAATAACAACTCTGTAAAGAATTCCTTCATAGTTCCTCCTAATCTAATACTTGTTTTGTATATATTATGTTCCCTTGCTCATCTGCTATGATATACGCCATATATCGTTCTGACACAAATATATAAGTATAACCAAATACAGGATAAAGCTCCTTTTGGATTTCTATTGCCTCGAACTCAAGGTCATTAATAGTTGCCGACAAGTTTCTCTCCTCCTACTGGTCCTCTCATAGCTCTACAAGCATTTTCATACACTAGTTTAGAATCGTAGTAAATACGAGCCAAGTGCCTTGCCTTGGCATCTATATTTTTTTGATGGCGAATAAAATACGATACTTGTTTCCAACCCTCAATTACCTCTGGGTTGCATGACGCTTTTCTTTCTCCATCATTCACCTTCGTAGATGATTCTAAACTGATACGAGACTGAGTAGCCTTTGCCGTGATTTCACATTCAGAAATAGTTTTGCCTATTTCAGCAGAAGCTGACTCAAAACTCGCCTGTAGGGAAGATGCCTCTTTCATTAATCCAAAGGCATCACCTACTGCACTGTCATCAAGTTCGTTATACCATTCGACTAATTCTTGATATAGCTCAAATAGCTCGTACAAACTGTCTTCAGACCACATTTATTTTTCCTCTTTTGCTCTCTTGTTTGCGTTCATATCTAAAGCAATTTCATTTAGTAGCTGAATCGCTTTGTGTTCTTCATCAAACTTTTTAATTACAACCTCTTTACCTGTAGCTAGGTATCCTCGTAGGTCATAGCAAAAGATTTTATTTCGGTCTGTTTTGTCTGGGCGTTCTTTCACAAAGATGGATACACAATCCACCAATTTCTTACTATCATCAGTTAAGATAAGCATTATTTTCTCCTCGTTCTAATAATCCATACTTAAAGTTTTTAATTCTGTATATAACTTCGTTTAAGAATGCTGTTGCATTCGTAAGGTCCCCTACCCCTGCATCTAGGCAAATCTGTACTGCTGTCAAAGGGTCTCCAACGACATCCTGTACACAAATCATATCTGCTAATGGGTCCCCACTTTTGGATAGAGGGCAAAGAATGTCCTCCTCAAAACCCTCTTGCTCTGCATCCTCTTCATAACTTACAAAAGGCTTTCCGTTCGGCTTTACTGGGAACACTAAAACCCTTTGTTTATCCATTGGTTTTCCCTTCATCGTATTCCTCAACAAACTTCTCAAACACAGAGCCAAACATCTGCAAGAGTAAAGGTGTATTCTTTTCGTCTGCTCCATTTATCACATGAAACACAAGGGCACTTAAAATGCCCATCAATTCTACTGGCGCAACATTAGATACTTGGGTATCTGTGCTTGCTTGTAAGCCCCCATCTTTAAGTTCGTATGTACCATTAATTTTTAATCCTGTGAATTCTTTCATATGTTTTCTCCTTTATAAAGAACAATCTGTGACAATACGGTCGTGAGATTACAACAATATCGCTATCATCTTGTTCAAAATACTCATGAATCTTTTTAAACCCTTTATCTTCTATTACCTCAGAGACTGGAATGTCTACACCATTTACTGTAGCCATGAATAGGTCCTCTCTCATTAGGTATGCCAATGTATTTATCTGTATAACCCCTTTTTCAGCCTTCTTGTACCAGCTATCAGAGTTTACATTCCTTTTTGATTCTACGGTGTAGGTTTCACCATTAATAGTTAGTTTTATGTCTCCTCTCATTTTTTCAACCATTTCATCATTGGCTAATGCTTTAATGATGTTAGCTGATTTAAGAGCTCCAGACATAGGAACTAGGTTGGCTTCTAGTCCATGCTTTTCTAACCACTTCACAAGTTCTCGCTCTGCCACTCGACCATTTCTTCGATTACTCTTTCCTCTCTTAGATGCAGAGGACTGTTTCTTCACCTTTTTTTGTAAGGCTTTTTCTATTCTATTTTCTTCCTGTCTAGGAGAAAGAATGGAGCAATCTTTAGGTTGGTATAAGCCATAGTTTTCACAACACCAACATTGGTCTTTCATGGTCTTGCAGTTTTTTCTAACCTTGCAACTCAGAATCTTCATTGCTTAAAATTGCCAATCCTAATAAACAATATACAATTACGTCACGTAATCGTTCTTTTGCATCTGGTAGCAACGTTCCATGCTGCAACAAGGCTAAGTCATGCTTGTCTTTGAACTGCATACAGGCTTTAAACGCCCCCGCTTTTGTAAGTTCTCCATTCTGTCTCTTTGCACTTTCTTTAAACGCCTTCAATACATCCTGTTTAGAAGCATATTGTTCGTTCTTCATTAGAAACAGCTGGTCAACTTTCACTAATTCATCTACCATAATATGGCTAAAGTTTTTTCTATTAAGCATTATTCCTCCAAATAAATTACGATTTGTTCTCTTTCGCCTTGCGACCTACATCGCAAAATTCCGCTACAGAACAATATCGCTCACATTTTAATCCACCCCACGTTTCACTATGTCTACACGGCGGTGGCAAAGTATTTGTTTCTAAAGCCTTGATTAAGTCATTGGCTTTTTTCTTCATATACCGCTCAATCCAAATATCACTAATTTTATTAATTGGGACCAGATACCCAGGTTGTGTAATCCCTCTGCTATTGGCAATAAACGTATTCCCGTCACGAACAATAATTTCACAAACTAGTTTATTTACTGGCTTATTTAATTCTTTTTCGATTTTCATTCGGTAATCGTTTAATTGAATAGCTAGGTCTAATCGACTATGAACTCCAGGTCTAAATTCTTTTCTGAATTTAGGTTGACCCTTTTTTGCTCCAGTCTTATACACTTCTCCTGTAGGAACCTTGACCTCATGCAAACCAAGAACTTTTGCAACCTTGAAACTCCCATACAACTTATAATCGTAGAGCGTTCCTCCATCTTCTGTGGAATAGTAATCAAACGCACCTGTAGATACCCCATCATCTATTCTAATTTCTGCTAGGTCATCCCCAGTAACAAACTGCTCTAAGTAATCATGAGAGCGTGTCCCGTTAATCATAAACAGAGATTCTCTAGGATTTATGGAATAGTTGTTTGTTAATTCTAGGTATACTTCCCTTGTTCCTTTTAACAATTGGGTAGTAGAGGGTTTCCCTGTCCACTCCCTTTGTAGTGAAATACTTTGAAGAGTTGGTTTGCTTAAACACCTTCCACAAGGTGCGTAACTAGTCCCTGCTAGCCTACATGTATCTAAACATTCCTTAATCCCTACTTTTATCCCATCTGGGCAAATAAATTTATCATATGGCATGTCTAGCACCTCCTGTAAGCCATCCCCAGTTTTTACCATTTCTTATATAGTTAATTGTTGAGCTGTGACATCCAAACTTTTCTGCAAAATACCTAGCTGGTAAATCGGAGTTATAAGCCTCAAGAACTTTCTCTTCTGTTAGTACACAATTAAAGTTTCTTGTACCTTTGGGGCGATTATCTCTGCCTCTCTCAAACATGTCTCTACAATTATCTTTATACGTTCCCAACAACAAGTGGTCTGGGTTTATACACTTCGGATTGTCACACGTGTGTCGAACAAGTAGTCCATCTGGAATTTTCCCTTTTGTGTGCTCGTAAACGTATCTATGGACTAGAATTGATTTACCATTTCTTTCAAACTGGCAGTGACCAGAATTGTTAGTATGGTGAGATACACACTCCCAACACTCCCCATTTTTAGTAAATGTTAGTGGTTTTTGTCTACTTGAGTACTTACTAGTCACCTCGTCAAATAAAAAGGTAAATGTTCCATCTCTGTTATCTTTTACTCTTTCTAGTTCCATTTTTATATCCCTTTCTACTCTTTTGTTGACTTATAAGTTAAGTTATTCAGTAAAAAAATAACATGTCCTTACGTTATTTATATTATACTCCTTATAACTTAACTTGTCAATACTTATTAGTTAAATTTCTTCTAATCTTGATGTCTCTGAGTTGTACTTCAATTCCATTCTACTTGGTCCGTACATGCCATCCCTAGCTTTTTCTACTTTCAGCCTTGTGATATTTTGTAATTTTTGTTGTTTTTCCAATGATAAACCAGGTTCTTTCTCTGGTCTCCATAGCATAACAATTACGTCACCAGATGCCTCTATGTCACCTGTCATACGGAGCATATCCATTGTAGGTTCGTTATAGGTACCTGCACTTCGATTTAGCTGGCTTAACATGAATAGTATAATATTATACTTCTTCGCTAAGCCTTTCATCTTTAGTGCCTCCCCACTAGCACCTTCATAGGTATTAGCTCCTTTTAGGTATGTGAAGTAATCTACTACAACTAAATCTACAGGACCACCTAGTAGGTTCTTTTGGTTTAGAGATGCGATTCGACGTTCTATATCGTCCATGGATAGGTTGTTATCATCGTATATGATTAGCCTATCCTTTAGTTTCTCTACTACCTGCTGTATTCGCTCATCGCCCTGTAGAATTAACTCTCTTACATCTCTCATGTTTATCTTTAAAATCATGGCAATCATTCTTTCCATGACTTTACCTTTTTGCATTTCGAGAGAGAAGAATACGCAACGCATTTTGTTAGCGATTACCTGTCTAAGAATATATTCTATCGCCCATCCTGTTTTGCCAGCTGATGAATAAGCACCAAGGATAAATACTTGTCCCTTAGATAAGCCACCAATGCAGTCATCTAGCCTCTGGAAATGAGTTTTATACTCTCCCCTTTGGTAGATTTGTCTTAGGTCATTAATTGACTCTTCAACACCAGCCGCATTTTTGATTAATGTTTCTACATCGTCTTGAACTGAATCGAAGTATGCTCTTAGTTCCGTATAGTCTCTTCCCCATCTTTCTGCTAATTGCTTTATTAAGTCTGACTTTAGAATAGGATTAGCTATAGATTTCAAGAACTGGTATGCAGAATCATACTCTTCTTCTTTGGCTTTACAAGTATCTAGTAAGTTCATTAACGCAAATCTATCTATATGGATTTTAGGCAATGTCTCTACGTTGATACCTGCCATTAAAGCATCATTTAAGTCTTTACATCCCTCTGGTAGTTGTAATACCTTAACTACTGCCTTCGGTAGAACTTCTTTGAAGTAATCTCTTACACGAGGTACTCTTTTTAGACCTTCTGCATCATTATCTGGGCAATAGATAATTGTTGGCATTTGACGAATGGACATGGGTAAACTTCTTAATTGGTCTCTGTGAACTTCATTCCCACAATACGCAACAGTAGCTAGCCCCATTTGGTGCCCACTCATTGCGTCCATATACCCTTCTACCATATACAGCTCACCTGTATGCTTAACAAGCCTTCTTGCCCTACCAATGTTAAATAATAAAGCGGATTTATCATACAGAACATTATTGATAGAATTTAGGTATTTAGGTTTTCTATCAAACTGCCTTTTTGCTATCGCAACAACTTGCAGTTGAGAATTATGAATAGGGATAATTAGATTGCCACTCTCTTCCCCTAAGCCAAATTCTTGGATAGTTTCATCCGTAAACCCACGCTTGTGAAGATAATCAGATACCTTACTAACGTTTCTTTGGCAAGCAACTACTTTCTTAGTGAAATCTTCTTCTACTTTCATTGACTTCATAAAGGTTTCGTCTGTTTGGATGTCTATGTTATATTCTCTAGCCAACTGTTTTACAGCTTCATTGAAAGGAACATCTTCATAATCCATTACAAAGCTAATAACATCTCCACTAGATTCACACGCAAAGCAATGGTATGAATTGGTGTGAGGATATACAACAAGAGGAGTGCCCTCCTCACTTTTGTGAATTGGGCACCGACCTTCAAACAGATTTCCCTTGGGTTTTAACTCAGTGTATCTACCGATATATTCTACGATGTCAACTTTTTGGTTAATGAGTTTCCCAATTTTCATATCTGCTCTCCTTACTTGTTAAGTAGTTCTCTAATTTCGTCTACGTAGTCGCCAATGACTTCTACAAACACCTTTTGTTCATTCGGTGTAGCCTTTCTCATTAACCCTGCAATAGCTTCAATTTCTCGGAATCTACGGATTACTTCTTTTCTGTATTCTTTTTTCATAATAGTGCCTCCTACAAACTCATTAAAGAATCAAATGAATATGAGTCAGCTTTGTCATGTATCTTTGATAAACCCTCCTTTGTTTCTTTCCATCTCATTTCGGTTTGGTATGCCTTTGCCTTATCTGTAAAAGTATAGACATTCATAAACTCAAATTCATCTTGAGATGTCAAGTAATCGTAGGATATATTGATGAAGTCTGGGTCTTGCTTGAGCAGGTAACTACGAAGCAACCAATATTCTTTTGTAGGTTTCCCATGGACAAAAGCAGTTTGCTTTGAAACCTTTTTTAAGTACATTGTTACTACTTTTTGTAATTTACCAGCTTGTGTCATTTACTTCACCTTTACCCCATATAATACAGGTCTCTTAGTAATACTAGGACCTTTGACAATCATTCCATTATCTAGCATGGTTTTAATTACTTTTTTAATTGTGAACATTGACAAGTTTGGCAATCTTGCCTTTATCTTCCTGAGTTCAACATGGGAGAATTTTTTATCTCCCACAACGAACCCTTCTTCTGTCACAATGTCCCTAATACA